GGGTCCGCCACCGGGCATTCCACCGCCGGGTCCGCCACCGGGCATTCCACCGCCGGGTCCGCCACCGGGCTGTCCGCCACCGGGTCCGCCACCGGGCTGTCCGCCACCGGGCATTCCACCACCGGGCATTCCACCACCGGGCATTCCACCACCGGGAAGCCCAATTGGTGGCTGCATAGGTGGCTGTCCGCCACTTCCAGGTCCTCCTCCAGATGGGAACCCACCTGATTGAGGCGGCGGGAAGTTGCCACCCGGAGTCCCGCCTGGAAATACCGGCTGGACGGGGTACACGGGCATTCCACCACCTGTGTTACTAGTGTCACCCGGCATGAATACTGGTGGCTGCGGAAGCTGCGGCCAGCCCGGTGGGTATTGGGGTGGGTATTGGTATCCACCTCCGGGTTGGCCGGGGCTGTTCGGTACCGGAGTGTTGGGGTCTACGCCTCCGGGTGTCTCACTGCCGGGAGGTGGCAGTTGGGGATAATCCGGGTTCGTGGTCCCGCCAGGATTTGTGTACGGATCATACGGGCCAAGGTCGCCAGTTGTTGCAGGGTCTGCCGGGACACCTCCAGGCTGAGACGGATCAACCGGAACCTGTGGCCACTGTGGCTGACCCTGGCCCGGACCCGATGGGATCGGGTCCCATCCACCCGGGACACCTCCAGGCTGAGACGGATCAACCGGAACCTGTGGCCACTGTGGCTGACCCTGGCCCGGTAGGACCGGGTCCCATCCACCCGGGGAGGTCGGCCCAGAGTTCCACGGGCCTCCGGGACTAGAGGGTAAAGGCGCAGTGACGCCTGGCCCAGCCGGGATCGGGTTCCATGGTGGCGGGGCCTGACCCTGACCCATGCCTGGTGATGTGGATCCTGGAGGCTGCATGGACATCTGCTGCGCACCGCTGTTCTGGGCGTTACCGTTCATCGACTGATTGGTAATGCCGTTCTGTCTAGCACGCTGCGTGGGCGGGATATACACCATTGTTCACCTCATTTCGAGGAGCTTACCAGAAGCATCCACTTCGTTCCAGATGTCCTCGATGTGATCGGCCTCACAAGACCAGTCTACTAGGAACCTATAGCCAGTGTCATCGCTCAATCGCTTGTAGATCGCTGAGTCCACCCAGCCTTTGCAGTACGACGTGTCTGCTGAAAGAACCTCATTCGCAAGGCACGACCGGCGGAAGATCGTGCAGCCGAAGCCGTTTCCACCAACGCGGACAACGCCCTCTCCCTGTTGCCTACACAGCTCGCGGTTTTTGTCCCAATGGCAATAGGCGTCGGTATACCTCTGCCTGTATGGGGCAGCGACAGACGCAACCCGAGAGGAAAACGATTTCATCAGTCGTAACCCCGTGTCCAAATGAGGGATTACGTCGTCCTCAAGTATCCACACGAACTCGGTTGTGACGTCTCGCATCATCTGATTGTAGATTTTGCCAACCTCAAGCGTCACCTCGTCTTGAACGTCCTTCTCTCGCCTGTCCATGTCAGCCAGTCCGGCGCGGCTGGCCTTTCTCTTGACGTAGCGGAAATCCGGGTAGTCGGACTGGTGCAGCCACTCCCTGACTTCTTCGCCAAATGCGACATCGTCACTGCCGTCGTACATCAGCAGTTTGATCTGATCCTTTGGCCACGTCTGCTCCTCAAGGAACTCACGCATGCGTGGCCATGCCCAGTCCCTGCCTGACAGCGGGATGAACAGGGTCAGGTCTTCCATCTCCAGGCTGGCAGACTTGTAGTAGGGCACGCTTCCGTTGTTCAGATGCTCGTTTTTTCCGTGCATCCGGTACAGCAGCATGGACGCCTGCTTCCCCACAGTCCAACCGGCACGCAGAACCGCCCTCCAGATGTACCAGTCTGCCATGGGTGCATACCCGATGGCGTCCTTCTCGAAGGCTTCGGTCAGATTCAGTGCGTGCCTGCGGACAAGAGCACTGCAATGGATGTAGTTGTCCCTCTCCATCATGTCACGGTTGAACGACGGATAGTGCTTTGTCTCGTACCTGTTGCCTATGGTGTGCAGGTCTGACGTGACAATCCCCACCCTGTAATCAGCGAACAGGGGCATGCCCCCGGCCAGGTAGTCACGCTCCATCATGTCGTCGGCGTCAACGAAACAGACTATGTCGCTCTTGGTGTTCCTAAACCCGAACCCCCGTGACAGGTACACGTCCCGGTATGCCACTTTCTCGTACCTGACCCCGTCATTCTGGTAGTCTTTGGCCACCTGTGCCGTGTTGTCTGACGAGGAGTCGTCAACAACCAGTATCTCCCGTGGACGCTTGGTCTGATCCACAACGCTCCGGATGCACTCCCCCAGGAATCTGCCGTAGTTGTGAGACACGATGACCACCGACACCGTGTTCGCACCCGGCGTGCCCTTGGCAAGCATGCTGCGAATCTTGCCGCCCATCTTTCTTTTCTTGCGATTCATGATGCCACCCATGCTCTGGCATCCACGTTCAGGTCTATGTAGCACACGGGACTGCCACCAGTGTCCGTCACGCCCGTCCCGTTACTGACCCAACGGATATAGATTTCTGACCCATCGACATACACTGTCTCCACGTCATACGGGGGATCAACCGTCTGCGACTCGCTGACACCTCCTGCTGTAGCAGTACGAGCCTGACTGTCATCCTCTACGTCTGTGTAGGAGTTGCCGCTAATGGTCTCACCATCGTAATAACTCGTCCTCAAGACTGGAGGTTTGGCCACGGTGACCGTGTCTCCGATGATCTCCCGTTTCACCTCCAGGTACTCCTCGTAGACGGCAGTCACTTCGCCACGGTTGACAGCCCACCCGTGCAGGTTCTTGATCCACCACAGGGGGTTCCCGTTGAGGGTCAACTGGTGTGCTGTATCAGGCGGGTGGCTACCTTGCAGCGTCGAAGAATCAGAGCAGTTGACACGGGACGACTTCTGCAAGCTGGACAGCATCTGGCCGTAACCGGCTATTACCACGAACGTCGGTGGGTCTATGCCCACCAGTCCGGGTATGCCAGTTCCGCTGTTCCCGGTGTTGTATCCGCTCTTGAGATCAGCCCCTCCCTGAGTCTTCTTGTTCACTCCTGGTCCAGCAGGCGAGCCGCTAGGGTTGTCTGTGCTGTCCGGGGTAAGTGTCGTGTATCCCCCGTGACCACCTACCGACGAGTATTTCTGATGCACCAAGTCCGGGTCCAGGGCGTAGTTTATCAGAGGGATGATTTCGTTGGCCACGATCCCCTCTGACCCCATCCCCACGCCTAGTGTTGATTGCTCACCCTTGTCGTTGATGACAGACAGTCCGCTGTGGTTCGTGTCCCCCACGTTGTTGATGCGGATAGCGGGACCGTTCGTCTTGTTGTTCAGGACCAGAGGCTCCTCCAGAGTGATCCCATCTGAAGATGACAACGCAGCCACCAACGCCTCGGAAAACTCCTGTACCTCAGGAGACCACTCCCTCTGGGACAGGTTTGCGATTACTCCACCAAACAAGGACTTCAAGCTCACTGCTGCACTCCATGGACGGATATCTCGAACACCTTCTGCCTCTCAGTGGAGGGCACGCCTTCCACCTCGATACGCACATACATTGGTGACTTTGTCCGTCCCTGACGCACCCCATCAAAGAAGTGCTCTACAACACCAGTGGTCTCTGTTGTGTCTACTACGATATCAGATGAACCCTTCTCAGTAGCTGACCCGTCCCCCTCTGACTGGGCACGGTCGTACTGCATCGGGTCCGCCTCTGTCGAATGATCCAGGTAACGCCTCACGGATAGACGTGAGCCTTTATCGGGCTGGAACACCAGCTCAAATCCACGCACGTCGTTGCTGTCCGTCCAGACCCAGCGTAGCATTCCGCTTTTCCAGATCCAGCGTATTCCACCGAGCTGGTACTTGCTCGTGTTGTCCGGCCTCACCAGCCATGGCCGGTCAATAGTAAGCCTCTCTCCGCTCGCTGCTACCACAAGCCTCTGCTGCCCCTTTCCCCGTCCACCTGTGATCTGGATGGGAGTGCCAACCACGGCACTGCTGAACGAAGCCGAGGGGTCACTGGATGTCACCTGGGTGGATGTACCCAATGTTCCCGATATCTTTCCGTCCGTCGTCCCTAACCCGTCCAGGGAGCCGGTGTTTGACGCAACGACCTGACGACCGTCCATTCCGAGGTACATCTGCCTGCCACCCTGCAATTCACCCACCGTGGACGACGTGACAGGTCGGCTGTATTCCTCTACCCACCAGCGTGAGTGGATGTAGTGGTAACACAGAGCGTGCCTCGGATACCTCATCCCCGACAGGCAGACAAACCACTTGATGGTCTGCTCACTGGGGTAGTGTGCAGCGTGGAAGTTGTCTGCATTCTTCCAGTTGATCGCCAGCTCACCCCTGCCTGAGAACATCGGTTGCAGGTCTGATGCCAGCTCCTGGGCCTGCCTGCCGTCGTAGGCGTATATCCCCTTTCGGTCAAGCAGGTAGGCATTGCCTTCCACAGTGACCCAGCATTTCTGGTTGACACAGCCTCTCCATGTGCCAAGGAACACCCTGCCGTCGTCCTTGGGGCTGGTGACGTATTCCAGTCGGTACAGCCGGTGCTCGAACAGTACGAACAGGGAGCTGGACAGCGGCATCAGGCCTGTCATTTCTCCAGCCTGCGGGTCCTCGGTGATCGTCAGGTAGTCACCGTCCGCCTCCTCCTTGTTCCATGAATCAGGGAAATCCACCTTGCTATAGAAGACACGCAGTGCACTCTGCCCGCCTGGAGCGATGGCGTAGTCCGCAAAGGGTGACGTTGTCCCGTCGTATTCTGCTGACAACGTCAGCGTCTGGTTCGTGGTGTCAACTGATGCAATCGCGTAGCTCTTGGTGTTTCCCGACACGTTCGGATACAACACTCTCCCGGCCAGGTTTGACGTCCACCCGGTTCCAATCCCTGTGACGGTCGTCGAGCTGTTCGTCAACACGACGCTGCCCTCCGTGTACGTCATGTCCACGGCTGCCCACAGGCGGCTGTAATGGGAGATCAACACCTGCTTCAGTCCGGGCGGCTCGCCATGAACAGACACGGAAAAGTCATTTCCGTTGTCGTCCATCAGGGTCACCTCCTCTAGAGCACCCAGGTCGTCGTCCGTGTTGGTTGAACTGAAGCTCGTGTCCGTCAGGTCTGTGTCAGTGACGTCTATGTAAAAGACGTTGACTGATCCGTCCTTTGATCTGAGGATCTGTCTCGTTGTGACACGGCTGTCCGTGGGGACTTCGACATTCGTGTAGTTGATCGTCGAGGCCCCGCCTGACCACTCGCCGCCGCTGGTGTAGTCTCCCGTGCCCTCCGATTCATCCAGTGTAAATGTCGTTGTGCCCACCACGGTAATTGCCCAGCGTCCATTTGCGCCGTAGTTCCCCCTCACTCCACTGATCTTCACCGATGCTCCAGTGGACAGCCCGTGAGATGCCGCCGTCGTTATCTTGATTGGGCTGGCATTTAAGGCATTACTGACCGCCCCGCTACTGACAGCTATGCTGTACGAGGAGGACAATGGAGACAAGTTGCTCAGGCGACCATCGGCATCCAGAAACCTCAGATAGGCGTAGATCGTACCCACGATTGGACCCGTCCCCGACGCTGCCAAGGTGACCGCCGTGCCAGGTGCCGGAACCCCCGCGTCCACAAAGTCTGAGGCCAACCCGTCCCACCGCTTCACAGGCTGGTCACCACGGGCCATATAGATGTTCCCGTCCGCCGTCTTGGTGAACGTCGGGACTGGAACCCTGGCTGTGAAACTGTCACTCATTAGCTTGTCCTCGGATTCTTCCTGAATTCAAGAACACCGGAGTCCAGATGTCCGACAATGTGGCTGGCCTGTGGGCGCTTGTAATGCTGCACTGCCGTGTACGCCCCATCCTGGTGACCACCACCCACCACCCTGAACCGCTTCAGATCCGCCCCGTTGTGGGTTCCTGCCGACCACTCGAACAGAGCGTGATGCACGCCCTCGCTGAACCCTGACGCCAGCCTGCCCTCGATCTCGAACATCCCTGTCCTGTTGCTGACATCCTTTGCAGGGATGGACTTTCCGCTGACAACGGACGCGAAGTCCCCGTCGTATACCGTCACAGTGGGAGCACTGTCCGGAGCGACAGCGTCACCGTTTGCATCAGTGCATTGCACGGACAACGGAACCCACTCACCCAGCTTATAGCGTCCCAGATACATCGAGTTCTTCTTCCTCTCCATCTAACATATGCCTGCCCACCCTGAGAGAAGGCGGGATAACCGGTGCGATGTATGGCATGGCCTTTCCGTACATCCCCGGATCCAGCCCAGCTACCGATGCTCTGGTTCTGGCCCGGTGTCCGGTCACTGTGGTGAGCGGGTCCCAGATCATGTCCTCTATCATCTCCGTGAACTTTTTGCCGATTGGCCTGTTGCTTGTGATATCGACGACAGTCGGCTCATGCCATCCACTGCCCCCTCTGCCGGCTTCTTCCAGTGCCAGGTCATACTCTCCAATCTCCCTAAAGACCGGCGAACTGGTGGGCGAGCCGTGGGTGGTCTTAATATTCTTCTGCCTGATTGCACCTGGGTCATTGGTGACTGCCCGTCCGGTATCCGGGTCCAGCATCAGGTTGTGCATTTTCCTGCCTGATCCCATGTCCTTGACGTCCCATGGATTGAGGCCCTGCCTTTCTACTTGGTCCTTCCATGCGTAGAATTCTTGATTGTGTATTTGTTTATTTCCCAGGTCTTCTCCTCCTTGAACCACGGCTTGCCGTCTCACATACGCCGCCTTCTCGGCATCGTCCATCGCATTTATGATGTCCGACCCTTGCCCAGCGGTTAGCTGCCCGCCGGGGATCTCCTCCAGCATGGGGGAATGCGTGATCTGGATAGCCTCGTGGCCTGGGGTTGGAGTTGCTAGCTTCCTCTTCGCGTCATGAAAATTAATCATGGCACGTTGCATCTCCTCATGGGTTGCCCCAAGAGAATCTTGAATGTCAGAAACGCCTCGGCCTGTCGCCAGACGAGCGTCCCCTTTCCCTTGCGCATCTAAAAGCGGAGCAATTATCCGCTGGTCCTCAACATCCAAATGACGCAAGACGACTTCATCCGTAGCAGGCGTTTCTGGCCAGTTACCCCGCCTAAGACGCGACCTAACTCCGTGACGGCCTGCTTCTGCCGACGCAGCCCCAGAAGATGGAGCGGGAGAAAAGTCTGATGTATGCGGACCAGTCCAGACAGATGGCGTTGTTCCCTCCTGCGCTCGCAACCAGGAAGAACGAGGACTAGGAGAATGCAAGCTAGACAGTGCCTCCTCTCCAGACCCCCGCAGGGAGACGCCCCCCCAACCACCACCCCGCAGCCGTCTATTGATGTCACTCGTGTTGGTTGGCGGTCGGCTCGGGTGCTGGTGTAAGCTCCGGCCAGGTGCCCGCCAGTTGATGGCAGCGGCGGGAGTGGGCGGCGTCAGGCCAAGAGCGGGGAATACTTCACCAGTTTCCGGGTGTCGCGTCTGTATCGAGGGAGTGGCAGTATCAGACCTGATAACCGCATGTCTCCTGATCGGGACCATTTGCTCTACGTCCGGAATCCTCATGCTTTCTACAATCGCTGATTCAGGCATATCAGTCGGATGTATGTTCCCCCCGCCTAGAGGAGATCGGGATACCCGAACCACTCCGCCCTGGGGTGTTTCCAAGGCCATGGCTTCAACGCCCTCATCAAGACGCCTACTTCCCGGAGGTATTTCCCGCAGAAGTTCTCGCTCCACCGGATCGGACGGTGGAAGAATCCTCCTCTCGTCGGTAACCCTGATACTTCCGGCATCGTCCAGGTTTTCAATACGCTTCCTGAACGTCGTGCGGTAACGGGGACCGAGCTTGGCGGACATCTTAGCACCCTTGAGGGCACCCAGACCTCCGACGAGCATCATGGGGTCCAGCAGCATCTCCACGCCCATGCCGGCCATCATTCCGGGGTCTTCCATCCCCCAGTGTTTCAGGACATCAGCGCCCGTAGCCCTGTTCTTGGAACTGACCCAGGCTTCAGGTCCCTCAAGCTGGTCCAGTGGGTTCTCCCACGCAAACGCATCCCTGACCATTGACCCCGGCAGGTCAAACAGGTTCATCAGCCCGAGGCCGAAGTCCTTCCAGAAGTCACTCATCGACATCAGGTCACCATGAACGTGCCAATTGCCGCCCTGTTTTGGCTGTCAGCCGTGTATTCGTAGATCACAGTGTAGAGCTTGTTGGTCTCATACCCCGTTGACGACGTTGTCGCGATGCTGCCCGTCCGGAACCCTACCTTCGAGTCCTTGTCGCTGGCATCCAGTGACCCCGTGGCGATGTATACCGAGAACCCCGGCGGGTACACCGTGTAGGTCGGTGCGGAGGACGGTGCTGTCACTACACCTGACGAGTTGCGGCACTGGATCGCCACAGGCAGCGTGTCGTCCAGATCAATGAAGCCTATGAATCCAATATCGTCCATTACTCACCCTCGAATTTCACAACCGCGTACCCGGTGCGGGACTGTAGAACGCCCACGTCCTCGCACACGGCATTGATCTGCTTGTCTGATGCACCGGGGGGCAGATCCCTGACATCCGTCTCTCTCTTGAGGCCCGGAAAGTCCTTGATAACGATACTTGTTGTTGGTGCGGCTGCCATTATTCCGGATCATCCACTCGGGGCCTGAGGGTGTCTTCCTGGTCCGCCCTCTCTGGTATGTAAAGACCACCCTTTCCGTCGATGGACGGCTCTGCTGTCGGAGGAACAACAGTATCATCTCCGCCTCCAGTGACAGCCGATGGGCTGGCGACAGAGGGATTAGTCGTAGGCACAGATGGGTCGCCGCTGGCAGAGTCCCTGTCCATTCCATAAGCCCAGTACGCTTTCTCTCCAGCACCCTTGCGAGGCATGACAGGCTCAGACGCCTGCAACCACCAATCACTCACGTCAGGATATATGTTCCTGTCTTCCTGACTGTAGAAGCGGTATGGTGCTCGCCTGTGTTCCAGTGGCAACACTGGGACCTCGGGAGGTGAAGCCCAGTCGGTGACGTCCGGCACATCCAGAAACTTGTCGTTGAGGAATCCGGACCACGAGTAATCGTATTGCACGAAGACCGGGTTGGTACGCTCCGGGGTGAGGTGTCTGCGGTGCAAGGTTTCCAATGAGCCGGTTGATTTCCAGTCCAGGTCTGATCCATTAGCTTCCACCCACGGGTACTGTATACCGAACCCAAAATTCCATAGCTGCTCGACCTCGCCCATCGTCAAGGCCCGCTTCCAGATCGCCACCTCGTCCAGGCCGCCCTCAAGGAAGTTGGCAGCCCCGGTGGATGTACCGAATCTCAGTGCATTGGACCCAGCGCCAGGCGCAGATTCCAACCTAGTATTTAGAGAATTGAGTCGTCTCCCTGGAGACCAAGCCCCACTCGCCGCAGTCCCGTGCGCATAATGTGACTGCATCCCCGGACCTGGCTCCCACTCTGAATACATCATGATATTGGCTTCTGAGCCATCGGGATTTGGGTTCGGAATGGAGCTGTCGTATACCGCACACCCAAAATAGTATTCTTGAGACGGACCATGTCCTGTAAATATATAACCGCCATCCGCTCCGCTATCAAACTGTCCATCTGTTGTAGAGTAGTCAATAAAACCAAGAGGTGACCCTACGCTACGCTGGGTGTCAGTTCCGGCTGATAATCGCCAGTACCCTCCTGATGACGATTGTATGAAGGAAACCGTGTATTCGTTTCCTGCCTCGTGTAGAGTCCCCGTTCCGCTTCTCTTGGCGACCAGGCACGCTGACGCCAGGTCCGCTACGCGCGCTCTCCACATGATCGTGTAAGACGTTCCGTTCAGTTGCAGGTCTGAATGGTTTGTAACCGATAGGGATTCACTGGCTGACGCATCAAACAGGGCCGACCTACCGACCTTCCCGGATTCATAGAGAACCGTGTTGTTGTCTGCCAGGTCGTGGTTGTTAGCCGTGGAGTCCAGACGGGTGCCCCCCGTCTCGTCGAGGCTCCAGTGCGACATTAGACTGTCTGTCAGCGGCATGACTAACTTCCAGGTGTCCAGATCACTGACGTAGATACCTCGGTCCCGTTACTGGAACCTTCCATGATCTCAAGCTGCCGTTCCATGGGCACACACTCAGAACACTGTGGTCCGCAGACTGGGCCGTTACAACGCGAGCAGAACCCTCGCAGCTTTCCGCTGCCGGGCTGTACCTGCCAGTGACATCCACAGTGAACACACTGTAGTGTGTCGGCCTCGATCACCCCGTCAGGACCCGACAGTATTGACGTTCCCTTTGGTCGGAGTGCTGTCCACTTCTTGTCGGACATCCTTACTCCTCATGGAACATCACCACTTCATAGGCTGTGGTCCCCGTGCTGACGGACACAGTCTTGCAACCCAGGCCATTGCTTGCCGTGGCCGGAGCTACCATCTCGCCACCAGGAGCGGCAACCCAGCGGAAGGTGTTACGCTGGTTCATAGAAATCTGGAGCAGCACAGCGTTCGACGTGTAGGTCGGCTCGCTGGAGTGAGCCACCGCGTAGTCCGCCAAGGACGCCGGGTCACCAGGGTCGAGAGCAATCGGGGTGAACCCGCTGCCCTCGGTTCCAACAGCCGTGGTCCTCGCGACGTGCCACTTGACAGCAGCGTCAGCCGGTGTAGCAACGCTGCCGATGACAAGATCGTAGAGCGCCGGACGAATCGTCGCTGCCGAGATCAAGTTGAGGCAGGTCTTGTTGGCACCACTCGCTGCGGTTCCGTTACCTGTGTATCGTCTACCCATCGAATTGTCTCCTACTAATTCGGTGTAACTGTCGCGAAGTCCCGCAGGTGGTGGACGGAATAGTTTGCCGAGCCGTCCTGTCCACTGAAGTCCCTGTTGTCAGCCTGCATCGCCAACCGTAACGCTCCGGCGTAGATGCCCTGTTTCATACCCACATCATCCGACTTGGTCAGGATCGACAGCCGTGCCTCGGCAAGTGCCAGGAACGCCTCGAACATCGCACCCTGCTCAATGTCCAGGGGGTCAGAGATCCTGTATTTTATATTAGTGTGTCCGTTGTCCAGTACCTGGTCTACCGTGATGGACGTCGCGCTGTTGACCGCTGTGACGACCCTCTCCTCCTGATAGGGATTCAATCCGTCGATGCCGTCCGGGTAGTCTTCAAGGGTTCCCATTCTGACGATGGAGCCAAGCATGCTCTGGGTCCACGTTGTGCCTTTGCCCGTGAGAGTCGCCACCCCAGCCGTGCCGGTCAGCGTGCCAGCCTTGTAGTCCGTGATCCGGACGGGGTGCGGAGTCCGCTGGTACACGAAGTCGAAGCTGTTGGCACTGGACGGGGGCGGGTAGAAGAACACCGCCATGGCCCCGAGGTAATCCGGGTCAGCCATGTAGGTGTAAATCCTCGGATCATTGGCGGCTTCCTTGCTCTCGTGGTGTGCCAGCCACTCGCCGGGAGCAACGTATGTGGGCCACTGCCAATTCTTGTCAGCGTTCCTGAGCTGGTTGGCTGACTGGAAGTCCAGAGGCAGCGTGTACGAGTCCCTGGCGAGGGTGTACGACGAGGCTGTCGTGACGTCCTCGCCGGGATTGTTATTGATACCCAACACTACCGCCGTGTCACTGATACGCTTGGACACTGCGTAGTCGATATTGTTGATCCGGATGATTCCTCTGGCGGCCCACGACGGGAATGTTCCGGATGCCAGCGTCACCTCACGATTGTTGCTGCCCCCGGCATGGTCGTATGTCACGGTCCCGGTGGCATAGGACGCCACGGTCGTCACGCGACCACGCTTGTAGTAGTACGACCAGTTGGTAGCAGTCGAGAGGTTCCGGTAGGCGGACAGGATGGATCGCTTGGACATACGGACGTTCCGCCCCTCGCTCGTCCCGCCCATGTGGTCGAGCAAGTGGTCGATGACGTCAGAGAATGTCCAGATTACCTGTGTCGTCATGTTATCAGTGCAAGAAGTAACTCAAATGGCCGCCTACAGCATTGCTGCCACAGGTGACAACCAGGGCCTCGCCGGACAGGCTCTCTAAATGCCCATCTGGGTTCCAGCCACACGACAACCCACTGCTGGCAGAACCCTTGACTGTCATCGTCCCGGTCAGATCGGTGTATGTGGAAGCACCGTCAAAGCTCTTCAACACCCATGTAGTGTTTCCAGACGAGGAGGCATAGTACGACACCACGCAAATCTTCTTGCCTGTCACTGCTGCAACAAGTGACGTGGTCGCTGATCCTCCTGCGACGATCTTTGCGAACTTGACGTCCTGACGTGACAAGTCCCTCAAGCCTACTGGCATCAGTATCTCCTCCGAATGTTCTTTATCTGTCCGGGAAACTGACCCTGTGGTGGCCTGTTGAACTGCCTGAAATCTCGTTGGAACCTGTCGGACATGGACTGCTGTCTCAACTGCCGAAACAGTTGGTTCATCATCTCCGTCTGCATCAGGCTCCTGGCATTCACACCCGCTGGCACAGACTGGAGCGGCTGCTGCTGTAGACCCGGCGGACGAACCCCCGGATGGTTTCCGGCAAACTCACCGCCGTGAACCACCGCTGACAGGTTCGATGGCATCTGTGGTGACAGGCGGGGCTGATACATTATTTCCCACCATGCTTGTCCGTGACCTCGTCCTTCAGGTCCCTCATGTTCATGCGAGCCTTATCAGGATCATTCCTGATCGCCTGCTGCATCTTCCTCTGTGTCAGGTCCTTGCCTAGCTTCTCCCGGTCTTCCCGTGGGTCCGTCTCTGGCTGACGATGCTTCACGTTCACAGAGCCTGAGCACTCCCAGCCCCTACGTTCACAGAGGTCCTGGATCTGTCCCCGTCCTCCGCTGCCAGAAATGAAAGCCTCCGGGTCTCCGGGAAACTTCGCCAGCCCTCCGATGTACACGTCGTTGTAATTCGGAGTAAACCCCTTGGCCCGAGCGTTCGCAACGAGAGTATCCAGTGCTCGCTCGTCTCCCTCGAACTGCTTGGCAAGAGTCCCCTGCCCCTCGAAGAATTCCCTGTCCGTCAGGGACCGGGGACCCTCACGGAACGCCATCATCTCAGCCATCCGATGGCCGTTGCCTTTATCTCGCAGCCACTCGTAATCCGACTGGATTCCTTCGTTGCTGCTAACTGTCTGGTATGCCATGCCTAGCCCTGTTTCAAGTTTTACTACTATGCGAACGGCGAGGCCGAAGTTCCAACACCAGCAAGGGTTCCAGAAGCCACCAGCATGTTTGCGGCGGCGATCTCGACCCGGACATATCCACCCTGAACCCACCCCTTGGTGGCACCAGTAATAGCCAGCTTGTAGTGGCTGGACTGGTTTGGTAGCTGAATCGCCTTGACTCCTGCCGTGCCGGTGTTGTCCTGCGAGATGAAGACGTGTCCGTAGTAGAGATCGGCTGAACGACTGCCGTCGATGCTGAACCCTGCTGACGCTGCTGTTGTCTTGATGAGAAAGTCGCAGTACCAGCCCACGTTGTCTGCGTTGGCCTCGGGCAACGTCACAACTATGCCGTCATTCTTGTCGAGAACGACGAGAGAACCGCTCTGGGCGGCAGTCAGCGTCTTGGTGGCGTCTGTGACCGTGATGATGGGACGATGGGCGACCTTGCTTCCATCAAGAAGGTCACGAACCTCGTCGTTCGTCGTGTTATCTGCCACCGCAACCGCCAACTGGTTGAGCGCCTTTGAGCTAAGTGTAGTAGTCATCGGGACCTCCGTGTGTACCTGACAGTTGCTGTTAGACTATACTCTCTCGCCCATCTATGGGAAAGATCACTATTTTTCGTCCTTGTCCTTCTCGTCCTTGCCATTTGTCTTGGCCGCAGCCTGCTTGAGACGGGAGCGTTCTCGCTGCTCAGCCTGCTTTATCAGGAGCTTCTGGGCAGCCTCACGCTTACGGATTTTCTGCTCCGTCTGGTGGACGTCAGCCTTCTGCCCAAGGTTCTGCTGGTGCGATGTCTGGCTGAACATGATGTCCTGTAGCTGCTTGGCCCTGCCAGCCATGAATTCCTGCTGTCCCTGCTGGGCGTCCTGCACAGCCTGTGCCTGGTCCACCTGCTGGCCCATGGCTGCTGCCTGCATGGCCTGCTGCGTCTTGGCGGCATCCAACTGCATGCTCTGCTCGCCCTGAGCAGCACCCAGTTGCATATCTGTCTGCGCCTTCATCATCTCAAGCTGCATCAACTGCTGCTTGAGTTGGGCTTCCATGGCAGCCATCTGCTGTTGCTGCTGCATCTTCATCATTTCAGCCTGGGTCTTGACCTGCATGCCCTGCTGCTTCATCGCTTCGGTCTGAACCTTCTGCTGCGATTCCTGGGCGGACATCTGCATCTTCTGCATTTCCATCTGCTGCTCCTGCTGCTTCTCCTGCTGCTGTGCTTCCTGCTGTTGCTGCTGGCCCTGCTGCTGTTGCTGGGCCTGCTGTTTCTGGAATTCAGGCTGGAATTGCAGCGGCAGACGCTTGTCAAGCTGCAACTTGGTGACATCCATGTCGATGGCCCGGCCCCACATCTGGATCAGGGCATTGATAGGGTTGGTGTCGGTCGTGGCGTCCGCGTGCTTGGAAAGCTCCGGGAACAGTGCAGGCATCACTGTGTTGATATTGGTCGTGTCCAGTGCGCGGTTGGGCTTTCTGGCACTTCCAGCTTCCACCGTGGCGTCGATCTGCCTCACCACCAGCTCCGGGTCCTGCTTGGAAACGAGCTGCTCCCAAAGCATGGAGCCAGCCTTGCCGATCAGAGGCTCTACATCCTTCCCCTTGATGAAGAACCGGCAGCACATCTTTTCCATCTGTGCCACCTCGGCCTGCCACTTCTCCACCTTGGAGGCCATGTGGTCTGGCCGAATGTTCATCTGCTCCCGCTTTGTCGCAACATCCTCGGCGCTACGGGATTGCGTTGCCGTAATCCCTGACATCAGCTCCGTCAGGCCTGTCCGACGCTCGAACAGTTGCATGACGTGATCAAGGATTTTCCAGACATCGTAGTTCGTCTGCGGCTGCTGGAGGAACTGCACCACTTGGTTGATATCGCTATGCACCTCGTTCAGCGGGATGATAGCCTGATCTTCGCCGCTCTTGAGGACCCTCTCGACTTCCTTCTCTGCCGACTTGAGGACAGCAATGAAGTCCCGGCTGCTGCTCCAAATCCTGTTTGCCAGGTGGGATATGATCACGTTCATGAACACCAGTTCGCCCAGTCCTGGGGCGATTGGTGCGATTGGCCACGCGCTGCCGGGACGCGGGTAGAAGTCCAGTATGGCTACCGGCCAGCGGGCATCACGCCAGTACGGAGTCGGCCACGAGAACATCTCGGCAACTTCTTCATCCTTGGCACTCTTGACCGTAGGTCCTGGCTCCTCAAGGACGCTTGAGTCCATGGGAGCGTTGAGCGGGAACGGGACGTCTGGACTGACCACGATGTAGGCATAATCTCCCACGACCTTGTCAAACGCATCCTTCAGCGGGGTCTTGACATCTGTCATCCGTGCCCCGACACCACCCTTGCTCCATATCTTGTAGTACACCACTAGGTCAAACGTCTTGCCCTGCTTGCGGTGCATGCTGCTCGTGTCGCTACCGAGCGACTCGCCCTGTGACTCGGCACTCTCCATGGACCCGGACAGGGTCCCCTTCTTCAGTCCGAAATCCCTCTCCACTTGCCATACCGGATGGACGTGCTTGCGGGCTATCCACTTGGCGTCATGAATGCTCTCGGCGTCAGGATCAATAATCAGGTTCTCAACCTTGTCGTAGAACGACCCGGTCAGTGTCTGATCAGATCCGGGCATCTGGTAGGGTTCCACCCACAGACATCCCCTACCCTTTACCAAGGCTTCGGTAATCGCCATTTCCGCGTGGTAGGCCAGCCCGCCACCCGGCTGCTCACCCGGTGTGTAGTTCAGGTATGACTCCACGAGGTTGGCACGAGCCTCGTCCTTGATGCTCGTAGCCTTCTGGTCCATCATCGCTTCGTTGTAGAGGTTCTGTGCCTCCTGTACCTCCTGGACTTTCGGCTCAATCTCCTGCATCTGCTGCTGGAGCTGCTGCAACTGCTGCTGGGCCTGCTGCATCTGCTGCTGCTGCTGCATCTGCTGCTGCTGGGCCGCCATGGGGTCCTGTTGCTGCTCCTGCATCTGCTGCTGCTGCTGCTGTTGCATCTGCTGCATCTGCTGCTGAGCCTGCTGCATCTGCTGCTGCAACTGCTGCTGCTGCTGCTGTGTCTCCTCCATATCATCCGGGCCAAACAGCTCCGGACGCAGAAGAATCTTCTTCCTCGGCCTGACGGTCCTCTGGGGGTTGCGCCAGTACAGGACAGGACCAAACAGTGCCACCAGCTCAAACGCCTTGGACATCGTCATCCGGAAGCGTGGGCTGGTGTTCGTCTTCAGGTACTTGTTCTTGAACTTCGGGTCCCACATGAACCCGCTGGACGCGCTGAAGAACGCCATGCACTGGTCAGAGATATCCTGGAACCAACTCTTGTGCTGGATGCCCAGCTCGATCTTGCCGAGCCATCCAGTAACGAGTGGCCGCAGGTAGTCTTCGGTCCTACCTTCTGGCAGCATCAGATTCTGGCCTCAACTGGTTTGTCTAGGACTGCACGGACTTTAGCAACAGTCCATCCAGAACCCATGTCGCTAGTAATCTCGGCGTGAGTCAGACCCTTGTCATAGAGAGTCCACACCCGCTCCTCAAGACGAAGCTCCTTGGCAAGCGCCTCGTCCTTGTCACGCTTATCCTTGTCCACCTTTCTCAGCTCGGACGCACGATCCCGCGCCTTCTCCATGACAACCTTGCGTCTGCCAGCAGCGTTCTCAATGGTGTCCCAGCCTCCGTAGTTGGTCGCCATCCCCGTCTTTTCCTTCAGGATTTGCGAATCAACATGATGGACGTTCCTGTGGAGTGACGAAATGCCTCCGCCACGAGGGAAACAGGTCAGGTAGAGAACACCCATCCCATTTGTCCCAACGACGACAGACGCTTCCGGCTCCTTTGTCTTGTCAGCCTGCGAGTAATACACACAATTCGTGCCCACTTCCAAATCCATGCCGTGTCTCCCTGTTGTCTAGCCCCTACCGGGTCCCATGTGAACGAACTCGTTTTCTTCTTCGCCGTTTTCGGCTTCCTGCCACTTCTGAAACGCTTTCCAGGCCGGTGACGGGTGTGCCTTTCCCGGTGTTGGCCTAGCATACTCGATATTGTGGGCTGCGAGGTATCTCAAACAGTCCATCAGGTGATTGTTGCGGTCAACAGGTTCCTCTTTTGCCTCTGAACCCACCACACGCTTGTGGTATCTGTAGAATTCCCGCTTCAAGTTGGGCGTTCTGTTGATGATGACCTTCATCTTGATCGTTCCGTCCGTCCTGACAGACATCCACTCCCTCACAAGGCCTATGCCAGCCTGGATGTTGTCACTGCCTGGAACAAAATTGTTCGATGTCATCTCGCTTCGGACGTTGTAGCGACCGAATGCGTCAGCATACTGCTGCTTGACCGTCCTGTTGAATCCCATCGGGGTCTGGCGACCGGCGCGGTTGTCGATGATGAACGTCTGAAAGGTTTTCCCGCCCACCTTGGCAGCAACCATCCTCGCTGTTTCAGCCGCATCACACCGTCGAAGATACAGCTCGTCGTACAGGACGACATGATCCCCCAGGGATGGCGGGGGAACGGCAACAAACAGGATGGCACAGACGACATGGCCAGGGTCGAGAGCGAGATACCGACACCAGTCGTCCGGGGGAACCCCATTGTTCTTCCTGATTGCCTCGTCAACCTTGTCCTCAAGCTCGACCGTTTTCTTTGGGGTCCCGTGAAGTTCCTCTGAGAAACTCGGGTACACCAGAACTGTGTCCGTGATGAATTCACCGAGGTCTCTGGACCGAACTTCTTCCGGGCTTCGCTTCGACCACGCCTCAATACGCTTCCGCTTCTCGTTCTTGTCAATGAAGGGGTTGTCACTGTATCTGAGCGTGACCTCGAAGACGTCGGGGTCCTTCCGCTTCTTCTGTTCCGAGGCCCGCTCACTCATCTCGATAAGGGCATCGTTCTTGGAGTGAGGCCACACCGACCAGATCATTCGCCCTTTGCGGTCAGACAACCGTGCCTGGTACTCAGGGATGTGACGGGGATATTCGATGTCCTCGTCGATGTGAATGAGGTCAACCGGATCGCCCTGCTTAGGCTCACCATGAGAACTGAAGGCGTGTATTTCCGTGCCATTCAGAAGCCTGCAAACAGTGAATACACGCTCTCCTTTGTTCTCCCAAGCCCACCCCTTTGGCTCGATCAGACGCGGGGGGATGAGTGGCGGAGCTTCCTTGGACTTTTCCTCGTGGGCAGCGTCATATTCGTTCCATGGACAGAACGGTCGCCACTCCGTCGTGATCTCATCCTTGATGATCCGGAATGCACCCGGTCGGAACAGCATTCTGTGGATAGTTCCGCCGATATGACGTTGATCGTACCCCACCACCCAGATGAGCAAACCCCTGTCCCTGGGGTACTTGAAGGGCATTGGCCCGTCGTCTGTGTATATCGGCATACCCGTGGCTGCGGACGCTGTTTCAGCAAACGCCGACATCGACTTTCCTGATCGGTTTCCGCCCCGGACTATGCGCTCACTGGCCATCGACAGATGGAACGGAATCTGGCTCTTCAGAGGCCTATAGATACGCAACGCCTCCGACCTGCGACGATGCTTCTCAGCCGCAGCCTTTCCGATGCGTTCCATCGCCTCTTTAGTTGTCACGCAGTCTCCATTTCCGATTCAGCCGGGTCATGGATTTTCAGCCCATGCTTGTTGGCCAACTCGTTGATAAGCTCGGGACGGTTGTCGAGAAGACCGGCGACCATTTTGCCTATCTCCTCCTCAAGCTCATCGTCAGTCAGTGACGCCAAGTCGGGGGCGCTCTGGCGATGGTCGGCTGACAGGGAAGTTAGCCGGATTCCGACCGCGTAGAAGGCGTCCAGGACCAGCTTGCTGCCCGGCCTGTCGGTGGCGGCATCGTTGATGTGACGCATCCACTCGGCACAGAAAGCCTTGAGTCCGCCGAACTGCTCGTACATCTCTGCGGCGACTTCTGTCGGGTGCGGCACCTCGATCCTGTCACCACGGATGTCTGCAACCAGCTCCTTGAACATATCCTGCCGACCCTTCTTGCGTTCGTCGGCAGTTTTCTTCTTCCGGTCAGACTCCTGGCACGACTTGCACCAGCTTGACTGCCCGTTGGTTTTCTTACCTTTGTGAGCGTAGAAATCAGAGAGCTTCTTGGTCTTTCCACAGAAGCTGCATGGCTTGGTTCGTACCCCTACCATGTCACCACCCCTATCTAGGAACCTTGAATGGACGCTGCGGGACATCCCAGGACCTGTCCAGCCCTGATGTGAAATCGACGTGTTTCCGCTTTTCGTTTTCCGGAAGTCTCGTCGGCGCTATTTTCAACAGCCTGTCACTGACCATGGACGGGGTCACAAGCTGGGGTTTTCCTACAACCTTGGGCTTCCAGTGTCCTGCCCAGGCGTCCCAGTTCACACACACCGGGTTGTATCCCCATTCACACTCTCCCTTGAGGCTTAGGTCTCTGGTCGCAGTCACATCCTCGGTTGAGCACTTCTGTGACTCGTAGACGTCCTCGTACTCATAGTAAAACCACGGGTTGTCGCCCTTTTCTTTTGGCTCAGTCAGGTCAAACACCGACACGTCACAGAGAATAAGACCTGTCGGAAGGGCGGCAACGTGTTCAATACCACCTCTCTCGAAAGCCTCCTCCCGTGTGAATTGACCCAGCTTCATATCAACCTCATCCGGAGTATCCGACTCCATTCCTCTCCAACGGAACACATAAATATTTTCTTCCGGAGGTGGGCCACAGTAGGGAGCCGCGACAACAAGAGGCTTACCATATTCGATCATGTAGTCCAGGGACGATGACCAGAACGGCTTGGCTTCCAGGTCCTGCCCAAGGAGAAGGTCGGGAGCCATATCGCTGTCAAGCATCAACAGCAGGTCGTAGTTTTCCTCTCTGGCTAAACGAACTGCGCGGTTGCGGGTCATGGTGATCGGCGTGTCCGCCATGTCCACCAGGTTAACCCTGCCAATCCGAGAGTCCGCTTTCATCTCCGGAATGGATCTCAGGAGCCAGTCACGCACGTCAGGATGTTCAGACTTCATCCCCCCGTTGCCACCGTAACTAAATGTGCATATCAGTACGTCATGCTTCATCGGCATTGTTGTCTCTCTTGTTGTGCGCCAAACTGAAACTCAAGCCTCCCATGCCACCACTACCGCCATGCTCTCTACAAACGAATAGCCGCTGCTCGGTCGTGGCACCGAACAGCGGCTACCGTCTCGGTGCCGGCAGTCTCTATCTGATTGACAGGTCAATCAGCGTGTCTGTGTTAGTATCACCGGCTGTTCGTGCCGTGATAGCCGTGCCAATGGCATTCTGGCTGACTAGCAATGCATCAGCACCTGTCGCTGCCGCTGCGGCATTTCTGTCAAACCTACCACTCTCAGTCGCCCCGGCTGTGCTGGCGGCGGCTGTCTTGGCATGAACGGGATCATTGATCGCGGCGGCCAAACCCAGGGTGGTATACGACGACTTGACCAGGCACGGACCCTTGACAATGATCCAGCAAATGTCGTCATCAAGGCAGCCAGCGGCGGGGAGGTGGTCGTCTACCACGCCCGCAACTTTCTGACTGTACGAATTTGCATTTCCGTCCACTTCCTTGCCAATTGCATCAGTCTTGAACTGGACAATTGTCTTAGGCAGCAGGGCAACCCCGCTGACGTTCCGAACGGCGATAGCGACCACGTCACCGTTGCTACGGTGCTTGGTTTCGTCTGACGGGTCCGTGTCCTGAAAGACGTGAACCTGTCCGAGAATTGAGGTCCCTGGCAAGTCTGACGAATCAACCGTCTTCCCGTGAAAGAACGTCCGCCCTCTGGCGAAAGGTGCTACTGCTCGGTCTGGCATCTCGTATCCTCCGTGAGGCTCTCTATTTTATTGTGTCCAAGTGCGTAACGTCTCTTTGCTAGGCAATTGCTGCCAGCTTCGCGAAGTGCTTGGGATTGTAACGCACGTTGCCGAAGAACCCTACGAGGAACAACCAGGCGTCCGTCTTGATGTCGTACTCGGGGCCACGGGAGGAGAACAGCACACTGTCGAGGCTGCCTAGCTCCATCTGATCCACGTTCAGTCCGTATCCAACATCGGCGGGAACGTCGAAGTCGGTGTCGATCATCACTCCGTCCTGATTCAACACGTCGTCGAATCCTAGGTCCTGAGCACCCTTGTGCGGAACCATGATCCGCCGGAGGGATTCGATCTTGTTCTTGTATCCGTAGAACAAGTTACCGGCCAGAAGATAGATATCAGGCCGCCCGTCCTTGCCGGAAGTCTGAGTCAGCCAGATCGTTGACTGCCGGAGAACCCGCTCGCAGTTGTTGTCCCAGGATGTCGAGGACGTTCCCCAACCTGAGCTGCTGTAGTTGATGATCTTCGGAGAGATGTAGTCATACTCCGGGTCGCCGTTGCCGTCCGGCCAGTCCGTCGCAGCATTGGCGTTCGGACTGGTTGTCAGGTCGGTACTCCACGAGCCACCCTCGTTGGCCAACGCCGTGGACTTGCCACCGTAGGTATCACTCGGCTGTGCGATACGGTCGGCGGCGACAGTCGTGCCCGTTCCGAAGAAACTCTCCAGTCCGTGCAGACGGTTCTCGTTGCCGGTCGCGTAACCGTCAATGAAAAACTCTCCGCAGAACTTGTTGCGGAGAGACTTGGTCAGCGTCGGCATGATCCGGTCGTAGCGTTTGACAATGGCGATGTCGCCCTTGTTCTCCAAACGCTCTTTCTCCGTCATCATGTCCGTGGCTTTGTAGCCACGCCAGTCGATCTTGAGCTGACGCAGAAGATCGTGCCGGGAGAAGTCAATAGTTCCGCCGTCGCCGTAGGCGCTGACGGGCTGCTCTGCGTATTCGACATCCCAGTTGCACTCGTGGGATGACTCGTTGAACGTGATCCGGCCCTTCTGGCGGACCATCGTCAGGATGAGCCTGTTCCGTATCGTGTTGTCAGCAGCTCCCGAGAGATACTTCGGAGCCGTGCTATGAATAATCCCAATCCACTCTGCCATCTGTCAGTCTCCTATCAGCCGTTTTGCGGAAGCAACCCTCGTTCTCGCATTTCTAATTCAGCGAGCTGAAGGAATGACGAATCGCCATTTTGCGGGATGCCACTCCGCTCTGAACTGTCGATTGTGCCCGACTGGTTGGGTTGGTGATAAGCACCCTGCAATCCACGCTCTAGGAATGTCTGGTTTTGTTCCGGCTCTGTCAACCCCGGTTCTTGGTACTCTGGCTGGGCCTGTTGTTGATATTGCTGTTGCGCAAGAGATTGTTGCTGGTACTGCTGGTTAGCGTACCCCATTCCTGTCTCAAGCATATCCCTCTGCAACAGTCCTGACGCAAGGTCCCTGATCTCTTTCGCGTCAGTTACTCCGGACGACCTGAGACGCCTTGCGTACTCCTGCATCTTGTGACCGGCAGGAGTCAGCATCTCTCCTCCAGAATCGTCAACCAGCCGGTTTCCCTGGTTGTCCAACTGAAAGAAAATCGACTTGTTCTCGTCGAGGAAATCTCGTGCAGTTGACCTTTCCCTAATCCCGTCTACTGCGTCCCTGACCCGGCTCTCGACCATGTTTTCGACACGATCATTGAGTCCCTCCCACATGAAGTCATGCGGGTTCTCCCAGAACCTCTGTCCCTCCTTGCGGAGGTATTCCCGATACTCGTTCGCCTTCTGAGCGACAATCGGATTGACGTGCTGATAACGCGGAACGAACTGCCCACTATCCGGATCCAGCTTCACCAGAGCGTCCCAGTCCTGGTCGTACTCCGGAGGGTTCCACGAGCTGGCAGGAGCTGATTCCGGTGTCGGAGGATAGTACGGTTCATCGTACTGGGCCGAACGATCCTGCTGCTGCTGGGCCAGCCAGGCGTTCTGCATCTCGCTCATCTGCCCCTGCATCTGGGGGATGGTCGCTAGACCCTGCTCCAAAGCCTGCACGAACGTCGCGTCGTCCTCGAACTGGCTAACGTCGTAACCCCGTTCCGCGAACGCCTGCCTCGCTGACGACTCAGTGGCCGCTGGGGGTGCGTTGTACTGCTGGTTGATCTCCTCCAACCCCTGCTCAAATGTCGGCTCGGGTGTCGGTGCCTGCTCTGGAGTGGGCTGCTGGGGGACGCCTGGTTGCTCGGAGTAGCCAGTTGACATCAGTCACCTCTCATGCTGGTTGACACCAAAGTTGTACACGGCCCGGTTTTCTTTTGCAATTGACAATTTTGTCGCTTGACATCGGTTTGCGTTTTTTGTAAATTTTGAAAGTCTTGGAGAAAATGACAATGACGCTCAAAATCACAGACGACAAACTTATTCCAGTTTCTGCTGTTTCCAAAATCCTGCCGCACGTCAGCTACGGGACGGTCAGGAACTGGTACATGAAGGGCTGCGTTTCCCACGCTACGGGAGAGCGGGTCACCCTGGATGTTATCCAGATCGGACACCGCTTCTTCACCAGCCGAGAGTCGGTTGACGAGTTTATAAAGAGGCTCAATGGTGGGGACGAGGACCGCTCTGTCAGAACGGCTGACACGAATACTGGAGTAACCTTCTGTGAGTGAAGGTGACGCCATCCGCAGAGCTGACGAACTGGAAACAGAACTTCGTGAAATCAAGGAGGAGAACTACAAACTCAAAAAGCGTGTTGAGAGGCTACTTGCTCCCGAGACTATGCTGACTGCTGACGGGTTCATCGAGGCGATCACGGGCATCTCGTATCGCTTCGGCCTGCCCCCGGTCGTTGCCTACGACTACGAACAATGTGTCGAGATCCTGAAAGACCGAGATGGCATGGACCATGGTCAGGCTGTCGATTTCATGGAGTTCAATGTCCTGGGAGCCTACGTTGGAGAACGCACACCCTGTTTCATAGACAAATCGTGGAGACCAGAAGATCATGGACACTAACGAAGTCCGGCTGAGTGGAATTGTTGACAAGGCTACGACCCGTAACGTGGGTCAGAAGAACACCCGGCTGCTTGAAGTGGACCTCAGACAGGAAGTCCCAGCTTGGAATGGAGAGCTGGAGAGCCAGGTGATTCGCTGCCAGTGCCTTGGACGGCAAGCAGAGGAGATTGGCGAGAAGGTTCAGGAGGGGCAGAAAATCCGCATCACCGGCAAGCTGGATGGCCGTGAGTGGAACGACAAAATATTCATCAACTGCTCCATTCAGAGCGTTGAGGTCTTGACGGTCAACGAGCAAATGCAGGACCATCGAGTCAACGAACAGCCTAGAGTAGACGATATGGAGGTCCCGTTCTGATCCTACTCATCAACGGAGGGAGCCGTGTCCAGAGACGACAACTCACTGCTTGGAGACATGATAACTACGCAAACGAAGCCGCTGAAAAACGTGATATCCAAGTATCGCAAGAGCGGCCCTGGCTCAGAGATGTCTTCGTCTCTAGCCGGGAAGCCACAGACAGTTATCGACACTGTCAACGGCAGGGTAGACGTCATGAGAATCAGGTACGAACAAGGGCTTGACCTGTGGACAGGAGAGCCTCTGGAGAAAACGAAAGGAACCAAATGAGCAAGTTTACGGACGATCCCGAAAACGCCGAGGTGGGCGATCTCACAGGACTGAGCAAGAACCAGTGCTTCTTGGACGGCGTTGAGTTCGGTATTTTCGTGCACGCAAACAGCGTAGCTGTGCTTCAGGGAGCAACTGAAAGGCACGAGATGGGGTCGCGTCATCGTGGGCGATTGGAGATGTTTTTCGAGGTCAACGGCGGAACTGTGGCAGACATCAAGTGGATCAATGACGATTTAGTATCAGTGGAGATAGGCCATGCCTGACGGACAACAATGCGACAATTGCATATTCTGGACATCACACCAGAGCGGACAGGCTGGCGAGTGCTCGGCCATGTCCAACACCGACCCGGGCAACATCGTCAGGATGATCCTGATCCGGATGAATCCCGAGACAGGAGACTGGCAGCCGAACTTCGACCGTAACGTCTCCGTTGCGGTTGGCACATCGCCCACGTTCTTTTGCTCCATGCACCAGCCTGCCCAAACCCCTGACCAGGCACCTGCTGTTCAACAGGAGTAACGATGCTCTATGTGTCCCTTTTCTCCGGTGTTGGGGGGATTGATCTCGGGCTGGACCGTGCAGGAATGACCTGCGCCTACCAGGTTGAGATCGACCCCTACTGCCGGAAGGTTCTGGCCAAGCATTGGCCCGATGTGCCCAAGTGGGATGACATCAAAACCTTCCCTGGGACACATGCAATGAGTTTGCTTGGTAATGTGGACTTGGTGGCTGGAGGCTTTCCGTGCCAGCCTGTATCAAAAGCAGGAAAAATGAGAGGCGCTGCCGATGAAAGATTCCTATGGCCGGAAATGTACCGAGTTTGCAAGAAGCTCCGGCCCAGATACGTCCTGGTCGAAAACGTCACTGGGCTGCTCTCAGCTCCTGATAGGCTGGGAAGACGAGGAGGCCTGTTCGGAGGAATTCTGCGAGACCTGGCCTCGCTCGGGTATTGTGTCGAATGGCATTGCATACCGGCTTCCTCGATTAACGCGCTCCACAGGAGAGACAGAGTCTGGATCGTGGCCTACGCCGAACACGATGGACCATCTGAAGCCTCGGGACGAGGAAACCATCGAGGAATACAACAACAGCAGGGACGGGCGGAAGAATCGGAAAGCCCTGAGCAATCTTCGACAGGCTGTGACCAGCCCGCACTATTCCAAGATGTTCCCGACACCTACCAGCAGGGACTGGAAGGATACCAGGGGGATGGCACAGACAGGAATCAATCCGGACGGGTCATCGAGGGATCGGCTGGACCAGTTACCCAGAGTCGTCTACGCAGGTTTGCCAACAGGGAAGGATCGGCCCAGTGGGGGCTTGAACCCGACGTGGGTAGAGTGGCTGATGGGGTTCCCGCTAGGATGGACCGACTTAGATCACTCGGAAACGCCGTAGTTCCACAGGTTGTCGAGTTTCTAGGACGATGCATAATGGACAGGGAAGATGTCAGAAAATCTCGGCCCAGTATACAACTGCCCAGAGTGCGGGGAGTTTCCCACTCTTGTAGAGACGACGATAGATGACTCTGGAGGCTCCATCGGAGCCGTCGCGTGTCGCGAATGCAGGCTTATCGCCACTGCATCAACCACACAAGACGCCATTCTCCTCTGGAATGGAATAGAAAAAGAGGATGATGACTGACCAGGGATTTGAAGACATTCACCAGTCGAAATACAGCCTCATTGACATGGGACTACCGTCCGATCTCGTCATAGACTTCGGACCCAGCTTTCGACCACAGTATCTCAACCACGCTGCGAACAATGGGGCAAAACACGCTCTTGCCGTAGACGCAATCAGGAGAGAACTTGATGAAGGCATAGATTTCCACAGGGCTGACTTCAGCAGAGACGCCATCACACCCTGGATAGAAGCCTACAGGGACAGATACCCAGGAAAATGCCTCGGAATCATGTTTGACACACTGCTGCACCAGTATGCACCCATCCGCGTGCTCCAAAACCTCCTCAGCGTGCTGGACAGAGCCTGCATAGGGTGCCCTGTCATCAAGAAAGAGTCCCCAAACTGCACCTTTCTGCCGTCTGTGCCAGAACACGAGCAGGATGACCTGTTCCCAAGCTCCTGGATACCAGGAGAAAACAGGTTCGCTGATGAATCCAGGTACTCCTGGGCAAACTGGCTGTGGGGAATACCGCCCAATCTGCTCAAAACGTGGATACAACGCGAGAATTTCGACATCGTAGCCGAACAAACCGTCAAAAGACCCAACGCCTGGGACTGGTGGGGATGCTACGCCGTCAGAAAGCCGTGAAATCCGGCTACATGGGATGCTTTTTGAGGTCCCACCCCCCCCTATATACTTAACTCCATATGCTTAAAAGCGGCTCGCCCTTTAAGTCTTTGGCCTTAAGTATATTAAGACGCAGTTCTTGTGCCCAAAATGCGGAAAATGGGCCTAAATACGGGGAAATAGCGGGGAAAACCCGGATTATTCCCCAGGTATAGAACAAATTTGTTCTATCTGCCCGTTTTTACGCCGAAACAGGGGCAATTACGCCCCATTTGGGGGTATACCGGGGGTCTTTTAGGGGGTTTTAGAGCAAAAATTCCCCGAGATGTAGGTATAAGTATCAGCGAGCCGCTGGGGGCCTGCGGCCCTTCCGTCGTCGTAAGTCCTTTGATAGCCACAGGTTGGCTCCACGTCCCGCCACCGACGGACGCGATTCCTCTACCCGGTGCCTGATTGGCAAAGTATCTACTATACCTAGTCAGTAGGAATCGACCCGTATCATTTTGCTGCATCATTTTGCAACACCAGGGGCAGAATGATACACCCATCGGAATCCGTTGATATGACGTAAGTCGTTTCATACCAACGGTTTACGTTTTTTTGAGACGTTTGGCACGGGTTGTGCATCTTGTTTTCTCGTCGCCGTTCCGACTACCGGACGGGTCATCCACTGACTAGGGAAGCAAGTACAATGGCACTCACAATCACAACCGAGAATGCTGCGGACCTGCTCATCGCTTCAACCATCAGCAAGGAACAATTCGAGGCGTTCTTTGCTGCCACATTGGCCGACAAGGTCAAGGTGGTCCGGCAGGATACCACCAACGTCAAGCATACTGACAAGGGCGGGTTGTGGATACGGACCCCTGACATGGTCTGTCCAGTCAAGCCCGAATCCTACGCCAAGAAATTGGCCGATGGCAAGGCGGCGAAGGCAACCTACAACGCAGCCGTCAACATGCTGGATGGCCAGTGGCAAGCCTTCTTCACCTGTGATGATCGGGCGGGTTTGGCCGAAGCTTGTCGAGAGCATGGGGCTGGTTGCTTGGCCAGCGTCCTAGATTTCATCGACGGGCTTGGCGACGATGCCACCGTCGATACGGCCAGAATTGAGGCCGTCAGCATGAGCCGGATCGACGCCCATGCCAAGGCCGTCAAGGCTGCTGAGAAGGACGATGAGACAGACGCCGAGTATGCTGCCCGATCTGGCAAGTGAGGCCGATACGGACCCGCTGCCAAGCCCCGCTGGACTACGGTTCAGCGGGGCTTTCTGCGTTAACTCCGGAGCCTAGTCCGGGGCGGATCGAAAACGCCGAGGATCGTCTGTGCGGACTCGCAATCTTCGATCCGACACATCCTACGCACAACCGATCCGGGTCGATTCTGAGCGATTCTGAGGACTCTGGAGCGTTATCGTGGCCAACGGGACCGACGAGATTTTGACCGATCCGATCCAGATACCACCCACCCACTATGCCACAGTAGGTGCCAGGCACCCACGTTGTCTAGATACCGCCAGTAGCCTTGCCACTCCACTCAGTACGTTGGCCATGCCACTCCCTGGTACGTCAACAGACTGCCAGAACGACATCCTGTCAGGCCTGGCCTGGCGAGTGGCTAGCGAAGAGTGCCAGTGGCATCATAGTACAAATGGAAGCGACTCGTCATGTAGCACGGTCGCGTATGTTGTTGTTGTGTTAGCAGAGGAAAGATCATGGCTATGGAATACACAGTTGCACAGTTGCAGAGTACGGAGGCTAGCAGCCTGGCGGACGATCTTGCATGGTTGCAAGGTAACCGGGTTACCCACTTTATCGAAGAGGATGGTGAGTTGGTATCCTGCCACGGTGAGTTTGTTGGTGATGAGCCTAGCCTTTGGCCAAGCGGTCTTGGTACGGAACAACACGTTGACCACCATGCCCAGTGGTACGTTGATGCTGTTGGTATCTCTCTTGTCAGCCGTACTGCTGGCAAGGTTTACATGCCTACCTTGGGTATCCCGATTGGCTAGCAGGATAGCCTGGGACGCTTGTTACCGACCCACCACCACCATGGTCAGAAGCACACCTAGTGTTCCTGGCCATGGTAGGGAGGCGGGGATGTCTGGCTTGGGCTACTTGAGTATGCCGCCAGAGCAACCTAAGCCGCCAGAAAGAGAGCAACCATGACTCAAATACTCTGGACTGCCGCCAATTTAGCAGCGATGGCACTGTTCGTATGGATGACCCTGAGACCCAAGCAGAAAGGAGAACTGGACTACACGATCACGGCTAGTCCTCCAGAGAGTGAGGCTGGTGGGTTCGATCTTGAGCCGCCAATGGCTAGTCGCTTGCACGGCAACCCAGGCTGCACAAAGGGCCATCTGCCTGCTGAGTACGCTGAGAAACTGGGTAAGAAATTACACATTGTCTACGGTTCACACAAAGACTAACGAGAAGGAAAGCAACGATGAATGAAGCACAACGCTACCCACTGACTGGTCAACAAGTCTTCTGGGACAACGCACCCACACCCCGTGAGGATCTTCGGAAGGTTCTCGATGCCCACAATCTGTCTGCTCTGCTGCCAGACGAGGTGACTAATGAGAAGGCTCTGAGACAGGCACTCTCTGGGTTCACCAGTGAGGTGCCAGCACCAAAGGGGCATGTCTGGCTGATCCGTGGACTGAAGAACCTCAAGCAGAATGGGTACGAGGTCAAGCTGGAGCGGAAGGACGAGACTGAGAACGACGCTAGTCAGGCGTTCCGTGTCAAGATCTTCAACCGCTTCGTCGTCATTGAGAATGACAATCAGTCGTTCTCTGCCATCCCCATGGTGCAGGTGGACAAGGAGCAGAGGATTCAGGAACTCTACGATGAAGCCAAGGCTACCGTTCCTGGCTGTGACGTGGGAGCCATCCTGACAAGGATCTTGAAGACCTATCGTCCGATGGTCGTATCGTTACGTCCGATGGGCGGACTGTACTGGATCCCGGACGTACACAAGGTTGCGTTCGAGTCCTTCTGCGATGACCTGTTGGCTGCGTGTCCCGGTAACGTCGTCACTCCCATGAACTGGGAGATGACTCCCAAGGGACTGAGCCGTGTCAAGGACTCCATGCTCAAGGAGATGCAGAAGGAATGCCAGTCACTGCTGGTTGATGTCCTCGATCCCACCCTTGGACACGAGGCTATGGACAACAGGCTGAGACGGTGCATCGAACTTCAGGATGAAGTGACCCACTCTGACGAGATACTCGGTGAGTTCAGCGAGACTCTCAATGCGATTCTTGCTTCAGCCAGACAAGCTGCCACACACGGACTGCTGAATTCCTAGTAAGTCACCACAAGGACGCGGGCCACAAGGAGAGACTGAGATGGTATCAATGGCTAATGCTACTGGCTGGGTTACAGCCCAAGTTGGCGAGACTCCCCTGTTCTCTGGGTCGCCTGGCTCAGTGAAGACTGAGGTTGCCAAGGCTTTCGTTCGCTGGGCTGGGAGGCAACCCTTCTGCCTCATTGGGTCGATCATCGACGCACCTGACGTAGGTGGCTACCCCGGCATCGTGGAGGTGGATGGTAAGAGGCATTGTGAGATGATGCCCCTTGACTGGGCGATGAAGACACATGATCAGCCCTCTGCCCTGATCATCGACGAGCTGACTACCAGCCCACCACCTGTGCAGGCTGCCATGCTCCGCATCATCTGTGAGCGGAAGATTGGCAACTATGACCTGCCAGATGACCTGTGGATCATCTCCATGTGCAACCCTCCTGGCTGTGCAGCTAACGGGTTCGAGCTTGAGCCTCCGATGGCCAACAGGCTGGGTCACTACAAATGGAAGACTCCGTGGGACACGGTAATGGCTGGATGGAGAAACGGACTGAACTTCCCTGACGCTGATTACCCTGAGGTCCCTGACAACTGGATGGAGTACCAGCCAGCCATTGGGAATCTCTGTGCAGCCTTTCGTGAGCGGAAGCCTGAGTTGTTCGAGCCTGCTACCGACAGTGCTGGCAACATGAAGCTCTCTGACTCGGAGCAGGGTGGTGCATACGGGACTGCCCGTAGTTGGACTGCCCTACAGAAAGTCTGGGCTGGCCTTGAGTCAGTCGGTCTTGGTGACGAGGAGAAGTTTGAGGCTGGCGTAGCCTATGTCGGTGTCGATGCTGCTGCTGAGTTCGTCACCTACTGCAAGGAACTGGACCTGCCTGATCCTGAAGAGTGGCTGACTGCCTTCCATGACAACCCTTCTGCCGACTTCACTCCGCTAGACAGGCCTGACCTGACGATTGCTTTCCTTGGCAGCTTGGAATACGCCGTCAAGAAAGACAACACCAAGGAACGGTGGGAAGCAGCGATGGCTCTTCTCAACAGCCTTGTCACCAAGCAGGGACAGAAGGTGTTTGTCGTCGAGACTGGACAGGCACTCCACGGCAAGGACAGTGACGGTGTCAGCTATGCGAAGCACAACTATACCCTGCCTGCAACACTCGGTGTGGAGCTTCAGTCCATGCTGCGTGCCAGGCTCAACGCCAGTGACAGAAGGAGTGCATGATGGGTCAGAAGTTTGGAATCGACGAGAGTAGGTTCGTAGTTTATCAACAACTCCCTTATCTACAGAGGCACATCAATTCCCTTATCCCGGTAGAGTCACCGGGTCTGGGTACATGCGCCATGGACCAGCATGGTCGTCTATACTACGACCCTGACGTGTTCACTAATTGGACACTGAAAGAGTGCGGTGGGGTATGCCTCCACGAGCTACTCCATGACGTGCTCAACCACTGTAGCAGGGCTAAGGACCTGTTTGGGGACCATCCCTCACAGGAACAGCTTGAGAAGTGGAACATTGCCTGCGACATCGTGATCAACCCCATAGTCAGGGATGCTAACTTCAACCTGCCAGAAGGCTGCGTCTGGCCCTCTGACTACGGGTTCGACGAAGGCCTGACGGAGCTGGAATACTACCAAGCTCTGCCAGACAAGCCTGAGCGACCGGGACGTAAGACTCCTGGTGACGGTGACGGAGGTGATCCTAGCGACTCACCTGAAGGTGGCTCCTGCTCTGACGGGCAGGAAAGGGATTGGGAGCTTGGCCCACCCACCAAGGGTAACCCCGGCATGAACGGGGTGGACAAGAAGATTCTTCAGGCGCAGACAGCCAAGTCTGCTGAAGAACACTCGAAGACCAAGGGTTCGCTGCCGGGTGCTATCTCCCGTCTGTGCGACGATATCCTTCGCCCGACTGTTGACCCGAGGAAGCTGCTCCAATCGGCTGTAAGGTATGCTGTTGCCTCTGTGAGGGGTCACCAGAACCTGAACTGGAAGCGTCCGTCACGACGACAGGTTGCCGGGTGCGGTATGCTGCCGTCTCGACAGGATCCTCTTCCCAAGGTTGCGATACTGGCTGACACGTCAGCTAGTATGAACAAGAAGGACCTAGAGATGGCACTCGGTGTCATCGACAAGGTTCTGACCGCACACCAGACCAGCATCACGGTCTACGCTGGTGATGCTTCACTGGGTGTGGCTCAGGACGTCTTCAACGTGAAGAAGGTTCAGTTTGATCAGGCTGGTGGAGGTACTGACATGGGTGGCCTGGCCACTGAGATTCAGGAACTCTCCGACCCTGATGTGATCATCATCTGTACCGATGGAGAGACTGACTGGCCGACTGAGAAGCTGAGGGCCAAGACGGTGGCTTGCGTCACCCGTGAGTCGAACTACTACCCAGTTCCTGACTGGATGACGAAGGTCCAGCTTGAAGTATGACCACAAGCTGCTGCCGATAGCAGGGTGGCGGCGGGCGGAGAGTTCCGCTTGCCGTCGCCACTGCTAAGGCACGCCGACACCGTACACCTACACCACTAAACATAAGACGACAACCATGAGCTATAAAGAACGCCGGATGGCCGAACAATATCTGAAGACTGACCTTAGTGAGATACTAGACAAACTTGAGGAATCTTCCGAAAGGCCTATAGGCCGACGTAACGCTAGGAGTGTTGCTGCCGGGTTTGTAGTAAATCTACAGAACCACATTCAGAACAATTACCCCCCGATAAGTAAGCCTAAAAGCGACACGGCGAGAGCAACGCACATAACGTGTCCTGATTGTCATGCTATACGTTGCTCTAGTTTCACTCTGGTACAACACATCATGAGCATGCACTCCCGCATGATAGGCATTGATTACAACTCACCTAAACACGGCCTGCGCTGCGTATGTGGAAAGACCTTCAAGGGTAAGACGGGGCTAGCTGCACACCTGTCTTACCAGCACCGAATTGGTACACTAGAGTCTCACTGGGCAACCGGCACCACAACCATGTTCTTGGAAGGAAAGCTATGACCAAACCAGTATTGACAGAGGGACACATCCATAGACAGACATCTAGGGATGAGAACGGGAACCACAAACATCTAAAAGGTAAGTGTTGCCCAGTGTGTAAGCAGGGAGCCAACTTCAGAATCGACGTGATGCTCCAGGGTTATCTCACTGATGAGGGGCTAGTGGTCTCGAAAGGACAGGAAGACAGCATAGCAGACTACTCCAAAGTCTCCTGTGCTAACCGTAACATGGCGGTCGAGGGTGACTGCAAATGGTACGGGTACTACCGTGATATGGAAGTCATGGACACAGAGACGTGGCCTGAGTTCAAGGAGGGAGACAGAGTCATCAGTTTCGGATCAAGACAGAACTCTGGCTGGAAACAGACATGGGAGTGTGCTGTCTACGTTGCAAAGCAGAGGCGCAGGGATGGAGTGGTGACATGGAGACGTGATGGAGAGCCATTCCTAAGCACCACTAATGTTTCCGTTGCACATAAATACTGTAGTAAGAAGCAGAGGGAGATCGAAGAAGCCGATGGGGTCAAGCTGAGGATTATGCAGGGCATCAAGCGTGGTACTGTGATTCTCAATTCCGACACCGCTACCGACCACCTGATGAGAGGGGGAGCGTAAGAGATAGGGTGATCCCGCCCTTAACGGCGATAACCCTGTGTCCATCAAGATGCACAGGGTGCGTAGCCAGGGGATCGGTATGCTCAGAGAGCCGTGGGAAGAACCTTCTGCTAAGGAGCCAGAGGGTCGCGTCATTGAAACAGTGGCGTGCTTTCCGAGACTGACACCACCACAGTCTGCCTGATCCTGAGCGGTGGATTTTATACACAATATTCTAAGGACGACTGATGTATCACACTGAAATGCAAGCGTGCCAACACAGCCTTCTATGTGCAGCTCAGTTAGCAAGGGATCATATTGCCATGCATGTAGGCCTCACTCGGCCTGACCTGCCAGACATGGAGGTTCTGAAAGTACTCGGCAAGCTGGACACTGCCATCCAGAACATGACTATGCCCGGTCTGCGGCCAGAGGAGATGCAGCACTGGGATGAGTATGAGGAGTTCCCTGTAGCAGACTGGAGGGAGGAGGTTGTGAACGACAATACCCGCATGGGGTATCACGAGTGGGCTGACTGCGCTGAGGCAGTCCGTGACGAGGAGGAGTATGACAAGGAACAGACTACAACAGAGGAGGAGGTCTAAGTATGAGAGGCACACAACCAAAGCACCCGGATGTCTACGTCCCACTGAATGGTGAGGACGGCAACGCCTTTGCAATACTGGGTCGGGTCACTCAAGCCTTGAAGAGTGCTGGTGTATCCCGTGAGGAGATCAAAGCGTTCCGCCTGGAGGCAACGTCTGGTGACTACAACAACCTGCTGCAAGTTGTCCTGTCATGGATCAACGAGGGCGGCGAAGAGGAGGACGAGTGATGCCGAAGGTTTGTGCCTACCTGCGTGTCAGCAAGGACGAACAGAGCCTCAACGGCGAGTCTCTGGATGATCAGGCTGCAAGGTCTACGGCATACTTCGATCTTCTCAAGACCATGCCCACTTCAGACTCCGGTCTGGAGTGGGGAGGGTTCTTCTTTGAGAAGGGAGAGAGTGCGTGGAAGACTAGGCTCGTTGATCGTGAGGAGGGACGTCGGCTCAACAAGATCCTTGAGCGTGACGATCACATTGTATTCCTTCGGATGGACAGAGCCTTCCGATCAGTGCAGGACTTCACGACAACGCTCCCGATGTGGGAGCAGCGTGGGATTACGATTCACTTCATCGACCAGTCCGTGAACCTGTCCACGCCGAACGGAAAGTTCTTCGCAAACGTACTCGTTGCTGTGGCACAGTGGGAGAGCGACATCAAGAGTCTGCGTAACAGGGAGGCTGCCGCCAAGCGTAAGTCCGAGGGAAGGATGAACACACGTCAGCCGCCAATAGGTTACATGGCAGTAGGGAAGCGTAACGTACTGGTCAAAGACCCTGCCCAGATAGCCATCATGCGTCTCATATTCTTCATGAGGACCAAGAATGGCTACAGCTACGACCTCATCAGTGACAAGGTTGAGGAACTACTGTCCCAACGGGACGGCAGAGTCTTCCGCCGACGCAACGGGTTCGATGGCTCACGTCCTTGGCCAAGAGACAGGGTGCGCAAGGCGTACCACAGGTACGAGAAGATCGTTGCGTCCGACGAGCCTGTCTACACGGAGAGGTAGTCTTCGGCATGACCGAGGGCTACCATCTCCTGGTTCAGGTTGACCAGTGTGCCGTCAGGCTTACGCTTGCCGATGATCTCTATAAGCCAGCGACCATACTTGCCAGAAGCGTCCATATCGTTTTTGGAACTCTGCTTGTGAGTCTTCACCGAGTGTGACCACATCTCTGTGGACAGTGAATACTTGTTCAGCAGATTCGTCAACGCTATCTTGGCCCGCTTGCCCTCATCGGTCTTCATCTCCTGTGCGTTGATCGCATAGAGCCTTGCCTTCATGCGGAAGGCTATGCCAAAGCCGCAGTCAACGATGACCTCCACGCTGTCTCCGTCGATCACTCTCATGATCTGAGCGTTGTAGACGTATCGTGTTTTCATGGCTCCACCGTAGCCTTGATCTGGCCTTCGACTGATTCGATCAGCAAATCGAACTCTATCGGCGTGACTTTTGTATCACCAGGGGCCAGGGGTTTGGACGACTCCACGTTTCCAGGAGGAGGTGGGGTTTGGACGACGTTGTTTACAGCCCCTCCGGTGGATGCGTCAGCGAGCATCTGCATCCCCACAGTTCCAAGTCCACCGGCTCCGAGCAAACTTGCGGCCAACAGTGCGCCCTTGAGCAGGCCGCCGTTGTTATGAACGACGGTGTTGCTGGCTGGATGAGATGGATATGTTCCCACGTCTATATCTCCCAGACCCATGGCCATCGCTTCCGACTTCCTTCTTATCTTCAGTCGGTGTTCAACGTCATGTGTCCAAAGATTCGACAGCAGCGACCGAGCTTCGCGTGCTGATGATGCCGTCTTCGTCACTTCCGCTATGCAGTCGTGGTGTGGTGGGCTGCTCTCCGTCATTGGTGTCTCCTCTCACCCAGTCCACCATGGCCATATCCAGCGCGTGGAGGCTTTCCATCGTGCGACTGCTCTGCTCACCGACGCGCAGGCATGCCGTCACCGCTTCGATCAAAAGACCACGGTCGTCAAGATCGACTAACCGCTCTGCCTCCACACGCAACTCATCATCCATGCCCTAACCCCTGCCTGGCAAAACAGTCTAGGGCAGACTAACCGGCGTTGATGGGTGCTTCACGGTGCATGATCTGCCGGATGGCTGCTGCCTGTACCGGATCAGTCTCGGCGTGCAGCTTGAGCATCACGCGATCAAGGATCGCCATGAAGTTCGTACTGGCGTCCGACTGGCGTGCCAGACGTTCGCCACTTGCTGCCGTCAACAACTCTTGCAGGTTCACATTTCCTTCGGCCATTACTTAGTCTCCCGTGGAACCAGACGCAGGCGTACCCGCGCCTTGAAGCTGGATGTCCAATCTTCAAGATGAGACAGCCGTCTAGTGATGTCAGTCGTGTTGGCATCGGCTCCATCCTTGCCGCCTTTTCCAGCCGGACCAGCAGGCCCGACCAGCTTATCTTTGTTCAGCTCAAAAAGTTTGAGAAAATCCAGCTCAGGTGTTACGTCGCCCTTAACCCTGGTGCCCGGCAGCCCTTCGAGCACGGCGATGCGTGCCTGCATGGCCTCGACAGTTTTCTCAAGCCTCTCGATAGCCTCAGCCATCTTGTTGTCGCTGCCCAGCCTGTCTGGACGGTCGTAACCTTTCAGGAACTTGGCCAGTTGGCTTGGTGTGGAGGCGTATGCCTCCGTGTCCTTGTCGCTACCATGGGAGATGACACCCACCAGTTCACCGGCCTTGTTGAATACCCCGCCACCACTGTCACCGTTCCCGAACTTCCCCTCCTTCACGGAGTAGTGGGCACGGAGAACCTTGAGGTTGCTGGGAGTGGTGGTCCCGAGATAGCTAAAAATCTTGGGACGAAGCGTCTTACCCGCCCGGAACCCGTAAGCCCTGACGGACACCTCTTTCCGGGGTAACGACGACCCAACCCCCCCAGGAGCCGACGACAAATTTGTAACTTTGGGTGACGGATCTGTCACCACGAACAACGCCATGTCGAGATGCTTGTCAACGCGGACCCACTTGGCTGCGTACTGTGTGCCATGTCGGTCATAGACATCGACGGTCTTTCCGACCTCTGCTCCACCGTGTGCCACGCTGAGTCCGACCGTCGCGTCACCCACGCGGACAATCGTGCCGGAACAACCAGCCACCCGAACACTGGCGTTCTCTGCCCTTACCCCAGCCAGGCACCAGGGGGTTTCGGCAGTGGCCAAAGCCACGCAGATAGCCAGTGCTGCCAAGGTTTTCCGTTTCCGTACCACCATGACCCACAGTCTAGTACTACCCTAGACCGTGTGTCAACTCTTGTCCTTTCCGTTCGCAAGTTTCCGTTTGACGACCTCGAATCCCCCGGCCAGAAGCATAAGTTCGACGATGGTCTTGACCTCTGTCTCGTCAAAGGCATTGGAGTTGAGGTAGAGAAAGATCGTGATCCCGGCGAACACTACGATCAGCCGGACGATTGACCAGATGGGGTGTTCTGTGTCGCGTGGCATGATAACTCCTTGCTACAATGGATGCACTCCCAGACATCAGAGGGATCTCACGGTCTGGGACAGGCGAGCCACGGACGGCTCGCTGATTTTTTATAACAGACGGCGTGATGACGCAACTCGCCAGGGACCTGGTGAGTAACGTCGTCCAAAAGTGACCGCCACGACAGGGGTTTGGGCGACGAAATTCTCCACTTTTTTTTCACGAAGTCTTCCACACGCTCTCTTGTGCCAGGTCTGTGATAAAGTCTTCTGCCCAGCAGTTGAGTTCCCACAATTCATTCTTCGTCACCGAACGACCTTCAAACTTGGCCGAGTCGATACAAGCTGAGATAAACGTCGGGGCCTCTGCTGGTACAACGTCGATAAGCTCGATGTCGGTGAGCTTACTTGGCTCTAGCATCTTCATTGTACGTTTCCTTGCGTGTGTTACGGTACGGTTTTATCGGAAATACGCGAGGCAAACGCCAGCCTGAATCAGACCGACTGCTAGCCACACGACCCTCCAGCCCTTGATATTGCGACGTTCGATCTCAAACATCGCGGTCAACGCGACACCAAGACCGGCAGCCTTTGTTGCAACCAGCCCCTCGACGCCTGCAAGATCTATGATTGCAACGCAGAGTGGGTTCAGTTCCACGTCACGCAGAAACTCTGCATCCTGCACGCAGAAGTAACTGTCTGCTGACGTTCCGATTATTACCAAGGCTATTGGCCAGAGCCTTTTGATTCTGTTGAGCATGAGACTTTCTCCACGGTTAGCACAACCCTCGGATCAGTCTTGCTGACGCTGAACTCAACAGGCAAGTAGGTAACCTTGTTGTCGTCGCTGAGTATTCCCGCATCGACAAGACCGTCGATGGCTGATTTGAGGCTTCACAACCCGTTGTCAGGATCACGACGACGCTTATCTTTGTGGAAGAATTCTATGCGCACCATGGCTGCGGACCAAGGTTCATCTGGAGCAACCATCCTGCCCATCTCCCCGGACAGGGAGCGGTATCCTCTGACGGCAGACGCCTTCTGCATGTAATGCACCCTTGCGTTAGGGGAACATTCCCCTGGTGGCAACGGTAGCACTACGCGAACCCTGTCCATGTCTAAACCCCTCAGAATACTGTCTTCGGGTGGCCCATTATACCAGCGATCACTGGTCTGGTGAACCCGAGTGTACCCCGAGGTGGTGCTGGAACTCCTCGTTGCTTATGGCGTCCTGCGCCCACTCAAGGTACTGGGAAGGCATGTCCTTGATCTTCATGCCACGGTACTTGCCGAACCGCATAACGAACTCTGATCCAGACTGAGTCTTCAGCTTGCTGATGATCGCGCCTGCCTGAGCCTTGCTACACTGGACGGCAAGCTGCCTGTCCACCCCAAGGTCAAGCATGTAGGACACCTGTTTGTCACTGGCTCCGCCTACCAACTTCCCCATGTGCCTGATAGCCCGTGACTGATCCCCGAATGGGTCAACCCAATCCGTCGAGTAGCGTGCCGTAGCCCTTATCTTGGCACGCTTGGCACGTTCCGAACGCCTATCCTCCGCCAGCTTCTCAAGTCGCAACCGTGCTTCTTCGAGAGAATCTGCCGTGGTGGAAGGCTTCTTCTTCTTCCGCATGGTCTTGACGGCCTCAGCGATCACCTCGTCACTGTAGCTGCTGCCAAGCACGTTGGCTGATGACACGAGCTTGTGCCTGCCGGAGTTGCCCACGAAATCAAGCACCGTAACCCTGGGCTTAGCACTATCAGCGATTGCCTTCACCCTGTCGGCGGCATGGGGTATGGGGTCCACAACCCCAGCCAGGGTCCTCGTCCCACGCCCGATGCACTGGCAATAAAGTGACAGAGACTTCGTGGGTCGGGCCATGGCAATCACCGCACAGGCGGGTGCGTCGAAGCCTTCGGTGAAGACACCAACACCCACTAGCATCTGCAAGCGACCTTGCTGGAAGTCTCTCACCGCACGCTTGCGGTCGTCGTCCCGCGTCTCGGCCAGTATGCACTGTGCTGTCACCCCGTCATGCCTGTTCAGCACGTCGGTAAGCCTGCGTGCGTGGTGCTTGTTCACTGCGAACACTAGGGTCGGCCTGCCGTTAGCCTCCTTCACCGTGGGGTCAGCGATGGCGTGAAGCATCTTCTCCTGCTTCTGTAGCAGGTGAAGTTCTCCAGCACCCATGCCCATGGCAGCGGCCAAGTCCTGTTCGTTGAAGTCGCCAGACTTGGTACGGACCTTGCTGAAGTCGAGTGACTCGATGACGACGTACCGTTGCTCGATGTCAACCAGCCACCCCTCACTGATCCCCTGCCGTATGTCCATCTGGTAGGCGACAGTACCAAAGGTAGCACCAAGGCCACGCTTGTCGTGCCTGTTGGGGGTAGCCGTTACACCTAGTAACTTCGTGTCACTACCCTGACTGAAGTATTCGATAACCTTCTGGTAGCTGTTACTAGGTGCGTGGTGTGCCTCGTCAACTATGATGCAGTCGAACTCGGAAGGATCAAACCGCTCCCGCCTAGCCTTGCGTGCAAGAGTCTGGACCGATGCTATCACAGCGTTGCTCTTAGCCATCAGGCCGTGACGACTGGCTCGCCGTTCACCCATCTCTACGTTGGGTACGGAGCCTGTATGCAACCCGGTCTTGTCCCGTGCCTGGTCAACCAGTTCCTTACGGTGTGCCAAGATGAGGACTCGCCCAGTACCCTGCTCCCACCTACGGACAACCTCTGAAAAGATCACCGTTTTTCCCAACCCCGTCGCCATCACCAGCAGGGTACTTGGAGAGCGAGTCCACTCATCGAAGATGGCATCAACCGCTTCCTGTTGGTATGGACGCAGCCGGAATGCTCCGGATACGGATGGCGGTTCCACAACGACAGAATCAAACAGTCCTAGTTGAGACACTCCCTGTCCTCATCACTAAGTCGGTTGTAGGTCCCTCTGACAATCCAGCCACAGCCGTTGCACAGGTCACAGTCGTTGGCACAGGACTCTGCACCGACACCATGTGGGCACTCGGTGTAGTACATGCCGTGAGTGATTTCTTCCTGAGCCTGCTTCATGGCACGCTCGAACTCTGACAGGTCGATGCACTCACCACCCGGCTTACCCGCCATTCCCCTGACCTCAGCCATGACGCTGCCCAGGCTGAACACTACACGCCGCAGGTTCGCAACTGAACCCTGAGTTTCCAGAAGGTGTTCCGGCACTTTGTGACCAAGCTCATCCACCGCACCCTTGACCACCTTCTTCTTCGGCGGAGCCTTGAGATACTTCTTGACCACCTTGGTTACAGCAGAGGCCGTCACCTTCTTGCTACCACCAGGTGCATCGGGAGCGTTCTCGACAACCTCAGCCCACACCTTGTCCCGCTTGACGGCTGGGACCTTGAGCAGTTCACGCATCTGCCCCTCGTTTTGTGGCAGGAAGGACAACTGGCCCATGTTGAGCTTGGAGTATGCGTCAGACGCGGCCATCAACTGGTTCGCACGCCTATGCTCCATGCCCCACTGTTCCTTGAGGAAGACTCCCATCGACTTGCAGCCGCAAGACTCGTAGAGCTTCTTGGTGCTGATCTCTGTCAGTATCTCACCACACCTGATGAAACCTGACATGACCGACGCGGACACCGTACCGTACTCGTCCACGAGTGACTGGAGTTCCTCCCTCCTGATCTTGCGAATTACCATGTCGTTCTGTGCAATCGACCCCTCGTCTAGCTTCATCATCGTATCCTTAGATGTGTGGTCTGCCTGATCTCCGTGCCAGGAACATCGCGTTCCTCTTTGAGGGCGTCGAGAACCCTTCTCTTGTCCAGCACTGGCGCAGGCGTGTTGAAATATTCCTCAGGTATATCCTTGGGCGTAACAATCTCAACGCTTGGCGGACCCTTGGAAACCCTAGCGTCAAAGACGCCAGCCATCATGTGTTCAATGCCAAGCCGAGTCATGTTGTCGTAGACGTAATCCTTCATCCAGTCAGCCTTGCGCTTGGCTGAGGCGGCCAGCTTCTTGAGACGGTCAGCCTCCTCCTTGCACCTGCGACTGTCTGCCATGTATTCAGCGTGAATCTTCAGACAGCCTTCGACCTTGATCTTGATGTCAGTCTGTATCGTCTCAAGGTGTACGGCAATCTCCTGCGGATCGTCGTCATCCTCCAGGTTGTCCAGCTTAGAAAGGATGTCCTCGAAAGCCTCCGCCAGCTCGTAGAGTTTAGACGCCATAGCCAGTCCTTGCCCCCTTATCCTGCTATGTATTCTGTTGCAGAGACCATCATCGTCGGGTAGTCAGCACCCGCTGAGTGGCGACGTATCAGCTCCACCACCACGTCCTCTGCACAGTCACGACGTGCCTCGTCCACAGTGGAAACCGTTCCGTTGCTTGCCCAGAAGACTACCGAGTTAGCAGACTGTGAGTCCGTGCAACCAATGTCATGCTGAAGGATGATCTCTAGCTGCTTGACCCACTCGTCTGGAGTGGCCAGAGGTTCTTCCTCCAAGGCAGACATGAACTCACCGACCTCATCTTCCGCGTCTTCCACAACTGTCACAACTTCCGTTTCCGGTGTCGTAACCCCCGACACGTTTTGCCCAGAGGGCACGGCCCAAGCTGGCAAGGCTGGTGGATGCCACCAGAACCAGACGTCCCCTGTCTGGGAGCCTGAGTTCTTACCCTTCGCCTTGAACCATCCATCCCCAGGCTTCTGCCCAGTACGGCACTCGGCAAAGTTGGTGTCAAGGCTGTATAGATACCTACCGACACCCCAGAGGACAGCCGCACGCTTCATGGAATCCGAAAGTCCGCCCTTCACTGACTCGAACTCAGTGTTCTCTGCGCCGTCCCACTTGGATATCCACTCACCCTCCACTCGGAGAGAGAGGCCACAGAGCACTCCGCCCTGTGGCCCCTTCCGAAAGCGGTTGTACCAGTTCTCTGGCCCCACGACGGAATCCAGTCTGGTTTGGATAGCCCTGTTGGTGATGTATGCCAGGCACATTGCCCATGGCACACCATCCTTAGCACCACTCTTGCCAACACGCCACCCAATGTCCTGCTCCGGGAACGGCTCCCTGAGCAACTCAAACACATCAACCGCTTCAGTCATCGCTACCTCGCTTGTTGCTCACCATGTTGCATTTTGGCAGCGACCTCTCCTCGCAGGATTGAAACATCCTCAGGGAAGTCGAACCCCAGCTTGGCCTTGCCGTCGAAGGTCCGTATCAGGATCACCGTGGATACCCGACCCTGCTCATCGGTCAGGTTCACACGACCCTCCTCACGCACCGTCAGAACTAGCATGGCTGCCCTCCTTGAGTCCGTTACTGCTAGAGAACTTGACCACCCGACGCATCAGTGCATGCGCTGTACGCATGTCACCACCGAGACGGCCGTAGGTTTCGAGTGCTGCCTGTGCAGCCTCGGTACCGCCCATCATGTGGACATACTCACTCGTCTTGGCAAGCCTGTTGAGTACCACGTTTACGTCAATCGTAGACTCCGCCTTGCCCTTCGCCCGCTTCTTACGCCACGCCGCCCTCAATTTTCGAGAGTGGGCTTTTCTGCGTTCTTCAGTCCATGCCATGTCGTGTGCCTCAAAAAAAGTGGCACGAGGCTCAGGCCCCGCGAAATTTCCATGCCCGCAATTTATTTATAGCCGCGCCAATTCGAGTCGTCAAGACCGACGGTCTAAAACATTTCCGAAATTGAAAAATAAAATTCAATCCAGAAGATCGGCGGGACGTATCTCGACGGCTGTCGCAATTCTCTGCAACGCCGGGATTGAGGGCCAACGCTCTCCACGTTCGTACTTGTACCAGGAGTCGCCGTGGAGGTCGGCCTTGTATGCGGCTTCAACAACACTCAGTCCGATTCGCACCCTGTGCGAGCGGAGCCTTTTGCCAAACCGTTTTTGGCTATTAGTGTGTTCTCTTGTCATTAGACGTGTTGTATAATGTCGTAGGCGAAAAGTCAACTACCCAAACGACACAACCCCGGCTGGCTAGACCAGGGTTGTGTCCATCGTGGGGCACACAACTCACACGATGGCATGGTTCGCCGGACACTGCGCCCTAGTAGCCGCTGGACTTCTTCTTGCCGCTCTTTTTGCCCATCTCGGCCTTGCCCTTGACGTTCTTGACGTACTTGCCGAACTTCGGCTTGGATGCACTGGATTCGGAGTAACCGCCACTCTTTTTCTTGGCCATGTCATCACCTCATTCTTAGTATTGTGCTCTGCGAGCCTCCTCGGCCCGCTCCCTGGCTCGCTTGGCAAGCATACGCTTCAGGTTCATGAGACGCTCCGCGTGCTCCCTCTCACCCGGGGCCATTGTAGCAATCACTTCCTCTGGCAGGTAGACGTTCCTGAATGTTTTGCCGCCCGGTATCTCTAGGATGGATTCCTCAGCAGCCTCTCGAAGCAAAGCCTCCTGCGTCCTGGGAGGAATATCGCTCACCCGGAAGCCTGTGCCCAGGTTCGCAGCCGTGCCAAGCACACCCTTCCGTGGGTCGGTCAGCGTTCTTGCTGTCGTCAGGAACCTGGAGAAGGGACTGTTGAGCATCAGGTGCTCGAAGGTCTGGCTGCCCAGAGGCTCAACCCTCCCAGTACTCTCGCCCGTCATCAGGTCACTGATGTTAGACAACGTCCTGCCCATGGTCGGGTCGAGGTCAGTCAGAGGACGTCCTCCCATCGGACCCTTCTGGAAGAACGTCTGTCCCGAGAGTGCCTCAAGCGGGAACTTGAGCATGGGATTAAGACGTGATGCCATCTCCATCAAGGGGTCCGTGAGGACATCTCCGCCCGTGGTAGGCATGAAGGTGAACGGGTCCATGGACATCAGGTCCAGGGTTGTCAGGTACCTGGGATCACCTTCCGGTCCCTGCATCATTTCCGGCAGCTCAACAGCCATGGTCTGTTGTAGGTGCTCTGGGAGAGGACGTGTCTGGTCACCCTTCAGACTCCGGGTGCCACGCATCACCTTCGCCAGCCGTCCGCCGGGTCGTTCCGCCAGCTCCTTGATTACGAAGGGCATCTGCCTGCTGGAGAACTTGTAGAAGGGGAACAGCCTCTGTGCCGCATTCCTCTCGAACGACGTGTACGCCTTGGACGAGTAGTCCACCTGCGCTGCATTGATCCGCTTCATGGCTGCCGCCGGGTCAATGCCACGCCGCAACGACTCGATGAACGGGGTCAGTCGGTTCAGATCCTCAACGTACTGGCCCAGCATTTCACCAGCAGCCGATGGACCGTACCCGGACACAGCCCTGCCGCTGACACCACGCTGCTCCGTCAGCATGGACCTGACATTCAGGGGACTACTGGCTTCCGGAACCCTGTTGCCGCGACCGAACCACGTCGCGATAGTTTCGGAAATCGTCGCAGGAGTGTCCCTGAGAGCCGACTCCGGTCCACCAACGCCACCGACGTATCTGCCGCCAACCCCTTCCGTCAACAACTCGCCAGTCACATCGTCTACGTTCGAGACAGCACCAGCCCGCTCGAACACCTCGCCCATCTGACGCTTGGGAGACTGGATGTAATACATCTCGCGGACCAGGTCTGTGGCCACCTCGTCGTTCAAGGCTCTGGTTTCCACTCCCCTCACAACCCTGTCCGCGTGCATCCTCCGCACAGCGGGAAGATTGGATGCGCCATCCATCACCCCGCCCTTGGCAACGCTCCTCGCCGTTAGTAATGCTGGCCCCATACGGTCCATGTCCACCAGGCCAGCCACCCAGTTTCTGATCTGTCCGGAGACGCCGTTGCGTGTATGGAACGCCAGCCACGGTGCGGTCAGCATCCCCTTTATCATATTGGTAGCACTATCAAACTGCTTGGCAATCTCGCTAACGACCTCGGGACTCCTGAACGACTGGTGGAACCGGGTGAGATCGTCCGCCATGCCTGCGGGGATGTGCATCCCTGCTATTTCCCCGATGACCGTCTTCATTTCCTCCGGGTCATCGACGTGCCTGCCCATCAGCTTGGCTATCTTCTGGTAAACCTCAGCACCTTCCCCTGTCTCTGAGACGAACCGGGTAGACTTCAGATTCAGACCAGCAACCAGCTCGCTAACCGTCTTGCTCCCCTCGCTTCTTACCGGGGTAGCCTTGGCGGCGAGGGTCCTGACGGCTGCCTTGGTGCTCTCGATGTAGTCGTTGAACGTACTGACACGCCGGGTCAGGGCGCTGACCGGGTCAACATAGATGCCAGCCTGTATCGCGTCCGGGTCCATCCCCTTCAGCCATTTCGCCAGCGCCTCCCACCTGTTTGCCTGGGTGGCCCCAGTCGCTACGTCAACGATCTTCTGTCCCGTCGCCGGATCAGTCAGGTATGTGAGGGACTTAGTGTCCTCAAACATCTCGTCAGCCAGATGGCCCCAGCGATCACCCAGATGCTGTGCCGCGCCCTTCATGTTGCCAGTCTCAAGGAGATGGGACAGGCGTGGGTCCTGCGTCATCTCCCTGACTGCACCTGTGCCAGACTCGGTGAACCCTCGCGTGGATGCCTCTCTCCCTGCTAAGTGTGGGTCCGTCGCATACAGGGGGCCACGACTGCCAGCAGACTCAGCGCCTTCCCGAGCAGCCAGCCTGGCAAAGTAGTTTTCAGGAGGCACGAACTCGTCAGGTATCTCCTTCAAGGCTCGCTTGGCATCCTCAATGGCCTGCCACTTGATCAACCCCTCCTCGTCAAAAGGCAACAACCCTTCTCTCGTCCCGGCGTGATCCCGAATCACTCCCGGCAGTTCCATGGCTTCTGCCAGAGCCTTCTCGGCCTCTGTTCTACGCGCTGCATGGAGGGCGTATTCAGGACCGTACAGCTCCATGAAGTTAGCGCCCCACTCGTCCGCCTCACCCTTCATTGAGCCGAGAGTTCTGCGGACGCTTTCCACCATGTGGAAAGTTTCATCGCTGACGCCTTTCGTCCGCAGCAAATCACTGGGCATTTCCATCAGCTTGTATGTCGCTGTGACCACGTCCGGGTGCGACATCAACGCCTTGTCGGTGTCCCTCTTGAGAGTTTTCAGGGCGTCCTTGCCATAGCCCTTGGTCACCAACTTGCCAGTATCAGGGTCGGTGTACCTGACCCATGCCTGGCCAGTGTCCTCGATCTTCAGGACCTTGGCGTTGACGGGAAGGTCGATGCCTGACACCCAGTCACCCTCGATGGGCAAGCCCTCATCCAGCCCTGCCCTGACCTCATGGAGAGGACGTTCAAAATTATGAACCCGCTCAAGGTCTTCCAGGTTCCTGCCAAGCACCGTCTCCATCTCACTACCGGCTTCCCTGCCGAGCGCCTCTGCCTGGATCTTCTTGTCATACAGTGCCTGAGCGGTTTTCTGTCCGGCTTCCGTTGTCGTGTCCATCACGCTGGGCCTGAACAGTCTGCTCACAGCCCGGCCACCAGCCGTCTTGTATTTCAGGTGATGGCCGACCGCATCCAACGCCGCGTCAGCCCTCTTCCCTGTAAACGGTATGGTTGGAGCACCCATGTGCAGGCCGGGTAGACCGGGAGCCTTCCACCGGGCGAAGCTGCCTACTGGCTCGAACAGGATGTCGTCAAGTTTCTGCCCTACGTCGGTGGCGGCTTCCGAGAACAGATGACGCTGCCCAATCGCGACGTCCGCCTGTCTCGCCACGTCCGAACCGGCGTCCATCATCTCGTCGGAATACTTGATCATGTCAAAAGGAGTCACCTCGCTGCGTGCCTGGCTGGCACCGACACGGGTGACGTCATCAAATGCTTCCGAGACAGTCTTGCCACCTTTCTCAGCAGCATCTCTCGCTGTCCACGCTGCTGCCTCCATAGCCGCCTCATCCATTCCGGCCAATGATTTCCTGGTGGCGACCTTTGCCAGATCGTCCCACTTGCCCATGTGCTTCACCACCTTGCCCGCCTTGGTGGCTGCTGATGCACCAAGGGTCAGGTAGGTTAGCGGGTCAAGCAGAACCTCGGCTGCGAAGCCAGTCAGCCCCGGCGTCCATCCGGATTCGTCCCTGCCAAATCCGACCAGCTCCTGGCCGCGTGTCCTGCCCTCCTGGCTGGTCCAGTTCCACGGCAGTAGCTGGTCAAAGGGGTTCTCAGCATGAAGGACGTCACGAACCATGGACCCCGGAATGTCCAGTATGTTCGCTGCACCTGTCAGCCCACTGATGCCACGCTGCACCAGTGACCTGTTGACCTCCTCCTCCTCTTGGGGAGTGAGATCACGGTTCAGGTGTCTGGCACTTCGTCCACCAAGAGGAGCCAGACTGGCGAGCGGGGGCAGTCTTGGAAGCGGCATGACTGATCAGTTCTCCAGACGATACTGCTCCAGCTCAGGAACCCATGTCCCCAGCTCTCCTCCGCCCCACATGCTCGGATGCGTTTCAAAAGGAGTACCAGGAATTCCAATAGTCAGTGTATCCGGCATGCCTGGGTCTGCCTGGTAAAACCCTTCGTGCCAGTCATACGGCTCGGAGGATCCGTCAGGAGACTCTTGTGCGTAGAATTCCCTTGCCATTCCGTAGGTGAGCCGACCACGGTATTTAGGCTGTTTCACCACCCACGCAGCCCAGTCGTCTGCGTCTGCGAATTCCAGGTTGTCGCCATACGACAAATTCTTTTCGTGGCTTATTCCACCCCAGTCTAAAGGATTCCAACTTGTGTCCGAATCAAGGCCCTTCCTTGTGCGCCACGACAAGCTGTGCAGATCCCTTAGCAGCAGGCTGTCAAGACCTTCTGACCCATCGGGACGATTTGCCTTCACGTCAACGATAAGTTGCCTGTCCAGTAAATTTCCCTGTTGCGCCATGTAGTCAACATCGTCTTCTTTCCACATCGCAGGTTGTCCCGAGGTGCTCATTGGGGACCGAGTGTTAGCATGGCTAGGCAGACTGTGCTCCCTGCTTAGGCCCCCCCTGTTTCCGGGAGCAGCAGCGCCAGGTGCTGCGTCCATCCGGCGCTGGAAATCAGTAAACGTCTCCCCCGCGTTTCGGTTTTCGATATATTCTGCGGACTCCGCCTGCTGCCTGGGATTGACGCCTTGGCCACCCTTGGCCCTTTCGACATGCACCTGGTAATCTTGACCGGCTGTCGCAGTTCTAGTTTCTTCGTCTCTGATTTCCTGCTCTTGCTCCGGAGTCTTCGGCTTAGGACTAAGGTCTCTTTGCAGGCTTCTGTCTTCTCCCTTCTCCCTAATAATGTCTTTGTGTTGCCTTTCTTTCGCAGCATCCGAGCTTGACCTGGCAGTAATGGTCTCCTCGTGCTGCTGTTTTTGCGTTAGAAGCCTTTCCTCATGACGCCTACTCGCAGCGGCTTCTTCCCTATTCCCCCTACGTTCTGCGGCAGCGGCCTGCCGACGAGCCTGGTCTATTGACGCATCAAGTTTCCTGATCTCAAGACTATGCTTGGCACTGTCGAGTCCTCGGCCTCCGAGGCTGTCCTCCAGGCTGGGGTCCCTGCGGAGAGCTTCAGCGTTCCATGCCTGCCTACGCGCCTCTCGTTGGTCCGCATCCCGGAGACCACGAGCACCACCCCGTGCCCTGCGAACAGTTATCCGGTCTCGCTGCGCAGGCGTCATGTCGTCTATTAGTCCCTGCTCAGGCCCACTGATCTCTATGCCACCGGGACGTAGCCTCTCCCTGCCTTCCAGTGACTGCGCCAGGCTGCGTGCGTTTCTGGAACGTCGCGTGTTGGACCGCTGCCGTTCACTGTCGGCTGCCTGGGCACTACGGATTCCTTCCGCCTTGGCCCGAAGAGATCCCGCCCCCTCCATGTCCCCCTCGGACTCACGGACCCCCGCCTCTGACAGAAGGTCTTCCAACTGACCCTGCCGCCTGCCGACAACCCTGGTAGCGCCGGGAATGTCCCGGCTCTCCTGATACCTGACCCCGGTAGGACTCTCTGTTCCAAGCTTGGCAAAGCCAAGATTGCTTCGGTCAAACTGACCCGTGGCAATCGCGTGATCAATTAGTTTTTCATCAGCTACACCCTGACCAAGCTGAGACCTCTCCCTAGCCGTCAACCGCCTGGGTTCCGGCTCCTCAGGAGCGAGGCCCAGCATCCGACCCTCCAGACCTGTCGGGTCACTAGGGCCGTAGGTCCCATGTGCTATCTTGCGTTCTTCAGAGGTGCGAAGACGAGGAAGACCCAGGCGTTCCGATTCGAGATTCATAATCTCTCTAGCACGAGCCGGGTCCTGCTCCGCCCCACGCTCCGCCAGCGTCCTGATATTCTGCTGGTGGTGACCCTTTGTCAGGGCCATCCTGGCATCACGAGCGTCCTCGGCAAGTTTCTCACGCTGATCCGGCCCTTTCTCAATAATCTGGTTTGCCTCATTTATCCGGCGGACACTATCGTCTGCCGACGCTTGCTCACGGAGCCTCTCCCCGGACCACTCTCCTGGAAACCCCACAAGATCGTCCATGAGACCTGAGCCTGGGGTCGGGAGGTCGGGGCCAAACGAGAACCTGTCTAACGCTCGGGGGTCAGGATTCCTCGCCCTCCACTCTGCTTCCACTTGGTCACTGGTCAGAAGTTCCGGGCGTCTAAGTGTCCGTCCAGCACCAACCGGGTCATGAGACACATTCTGTCTTGCTTCCCTGATTATGTCTTCACTCGTTGGCTCGCGACGTGGTAGCGGAGGGGCAGGTGGGTCGTCTGGTCCAATCGTTTCCTCTAGTGTGGGACGAGCCTTCCTCTTGGGAGGAGCCTTCTGGTTGTTGTCGTTGCGTGCTATGGCAGCCCTTTCGGCGGCCGCCCTCTTTCGCGAACTCTGGATATGTGCAGGGGCAGAGGCTCTCTCCGCTGCCTCCATCTCCATCAGTTCGCGACGGGCTTTCTTGTCGCCCTTCTCTGCCAAACGCAGCAGGAGTTTCCTTAACCGAGGATCTGCCATGCTATACCACCTGTCCGAGCCACCCCAACGACTGGCCGCGTCCAGTCAGCGAGGCTTCGATGCCCTTCTGGATCGCCTGCGACCTAGCGCCGCTGTAGGAGTTAGATACGTCTTGCGATGCCCTCTGTTGTGCCCCTGCATGGGCCAACGACATCAGATTGCTGGGCTGTCCCTGTATCCCTCTGCGAGCCTGGGACTGCGAGAGGTTTTGATTCGCCTTGGCGAAGTCGCCGGAGATGGAACCACGCAGACGCTGCCCCTCACGCCTCTCAGCCGTGGGAGACAGGTGACGGAACAACGAATCTTCAAAAACCTCTGTGCCGGGAATCCCCGGTCTTGAAAGCCCCCCGGTATTCGAGGCTACATCATTCCCGGGAGACCCTGAAAAGGGGACGATGGCAATGTCGGGGCCTGTGGCCTGTCGGGGAACTGGTGCTGGGTCTGCTCCCACTGCGGAGTTTCCATCCCGGGGTTCCCGAAGCCCGCGCTTCCTTTGAAGTAGTCACCCATGGAACCGAACACAGCCGGGAAGGATTTGTCGAACCTCTGCTGGGCCAGTAGGGCAGGCGTCTGGGCGATCTCAGCCAGCACGGGAGACATCGCCGTGTTGTAGAGGTTGCCAAGGAACCCGGCCTGTGTCCCGTAGTTCTGCGCTCCCGTCCCCATCATCTGGTTCAGAATAGCGGAGATGGCATTCATCTGGTGGCCATAGGCCCCAGTGTCATCCCCTTCCCGCATCTCGAACTGGCCGGTGATCGGGTTGAAGCTGTATCCACCACCCGATGAGCCTGTCCAGCCTGGCAGGCCACCAAGCATCCCGGCCATGTTTCCGCCGCCCTGGAACCCAGCGGGTCCTCCCATGGCTCCAGCCGGACCCGCGCTGCCCATGGGGTTGATCGACCCTGGAGGCGTAAAGGTTCTCTGAACCTGCGGAGGGGCCATGTTGGTGGTGGTGGACGGACCCCTGATAACCTGCTGCTGTGGACTTGTCAT